ACCTGTAACACCAACGGCAACACCTGTAACACCAACGGCAACACCTGTAACACCAACGGCAACACCTGTAACACCAACGGCAACACCTGTAACACCAACGGCAACACCTGTAACACCAACGGCTACTCCTGTGGTACCAACGGCTACTCCTGTGGTACCAACGGCTACTCCTGTGGTACCAACGGCTACTCCTGTAACACCAACGGCTACTCCTGTAACACCAACGGCTACTCCTGTAACACCAACGGCTACTCCTGTAACACCAACGGCAACACCTATCACTCCAACACCAACACCTTAATAATATTTAAAAACAATTATATTTTAGAAACCCTTCACCTTTGTGGAGGGTTTTTTATTTTTATGTATAAATTATAACATACATGAAAATATTCGTTCAGATAGCATCTTACAGAGACCCTCAGTTGGTTCCCACTATTAAAGACATGTTGGCAAATGCCAAAAAACCAAAAAATCTTGTAATAGGTATAGCAAGACAATTTAGCCCTGAAGACGGATTCGATAATTTAGATGAATTTAGAAATGATAAAAGATTTAGAATATTAGATATTCCATATCAAGACGCTAAAGGAGTGTGTTGGGCAAGACATCAAGTTCAACAATTATATGGTGGAGAAGAGTATACCTTACAAATAGATTCTCACATGAGATTCGTGAAGGATTGGGACGACATTCTAATTAAAATGATAAAAGGGTTACAAAAAGATGGGTATAAAAAACCATTACTTACAGGATATGTTTCTTCATTTGACCCCGATAATGACCCAGCAGGAAGAGCTCAAGATGCTTGGAGAATGGTATTTGATAGATTTATTCCTGAAGGTGCGGTTTTCTTTTTACCTGAAACAATTCCGGGTTGGAGAGAAATGACGAAACCTATTACAGCTAGATTTTATTCGGCTCACTTCTGTTTCACTTTAGGTCAATTTTCACATGAAGTTCAACACAACCCTGAATATTATTTCCACGGAGAAGAAATTTCAATTGCCGCTCGAGCGTATACTTGGGGTTATGATTTATTTCATCCACACATTCCGGTTGTTTACCATGAATATACTCGTAAGGGTAGAACAAAACAATGGGATGACGATAAAACTTGGAGCCAGAAAAATAATTTGTCACATTTAACCAATAGAAAGTTATTTGGAATGGATGGTGAGACACAAGAAGGTCATGACGGACCTTATGGTTTCGGTTCGGTTAGAACTTTAAGAGATTATGAAAAATATGCCGGAATTCTTTTTGGAAAAAGGTCAGTACAAAAAGAGACTTTAGATAAAAAGTATCCACCAAATACCTATAATTTTGAAACGGAAGAAGAATGGATTAATAGTTTTTCTCAAATTTTTAAACATTGTATTGATATTAGTTTTAGCCAAATACCTGAAATTGATTATGATTTTTGGGCGGTAGCGTTTCATAAAGAAAATGGTGAGACTTTATTTAGAAAAGATGTTAATAAAGATGAGATTACCATGTTAAAAAATGATAAAGACGGATATTGTAAAATTTGGAGGGAATTTTTAACCACAGAAAAACCATCTTATTGGGTTGTTTGGCCACATTCTGAAAGTAAAGGTTGGTGTGATAAAATAGAAGGAAAATTATAAAATGAATTTAGTTGTAGTTATATGTCACTATAATCGAAGTTTAGATTGGGTATCTTCTTTAAGATATCCTTATGTGATTTATAATAAAAATCCTAAAAATAACGATAAATTTGAAAATAATTTACCAAATGTTGGGTTTGACACTATTGTATATTTAAAATACATAATCGACAATTATAATAATTTACCTGATTATGTGTGTTTTTCACAGGACTATCCTTTTGACCATTGTCCTTCATTTGTCGATAAAATTAATAATTTTGATTTTCAATCTGAATTTTACCCTTTAGGTTGTACATATATTCGAGACGGAAGAGAGTTAGACCTCACAATCAATTACGCAAATCAAAACGGCATTTTTTATGAAGAACCGATTAAATTTATTAGTTCGGCACAATGTATCGTTTCAAAAAAATTAATATTAAAAAATGAGGTGGATTATTATATTAAGGTAATGAACACCCTTCCAACAACTCAAATTATAACACATACAAATTATTGTGTTGAGTACTTATGGCCGACAATATTAAACTTTAATAAAGAATTAAATCTATCGTTACATAATTGTTAAATAAAAATTAAAATATATGAAAAAAGCATTACTTGGACTATCAAATAACATATCCAACAATATCAATAAAATTAAAGTTTGGTCTAAAAGTTTTAGAGAACATTCTGATGGGGAAGTAATTTTACTTTGTGCGAATTCAAACGAACATGAAATTAATATGTGTCAAGAACTAGGTATTATCACAATACCAGTGTCAATCGACGACACTTATCACATTAACCATAAAAGACTTGGAAGTACCTTGGAATTCTTAAAAACAACAGATATTGATTTGTTTTTAATTACGGATGTTTTTGACGTTGTATTTCAATCTGACCCATTTATTAAAATGGATTTAAATTATGATATATTTGTAGGTTCCGAAGGGTTAAAACTATCCCAAGAACCATGGAATGTAGATGTTATTAATAAAGTGTTTCCTGATTATTTTGGTAAATGTTTAGACCAAGATATTATTTGTTCAGGTGTTATTGGAGGTAAAAGAGAATCTTTAATTAAACTATATGATAATTTATATTCGATGTGTGAAAATAGTTCAAATGGCCATAACATAAAAGACCAAGCGGCGTTGATAATATCTATATTTAATAATGAAATTGAAAATTTAAAAATATTTGAAGTAACGGAAGGATGGACATTACATTGCGCTGTTGCTGGACCAACTCAGTTTTTTGATAGTTGGGGATTTAGAAATAGTTTAATTAATAGATATGGTGGGATTGCCGAACTGAATGAAGGAAAAATATTTACTCACACCGGATTAAAGTACGATATAGTACATCAATTTAATAGAATTCCCGAATGGAATGAACTTTTAACTAAAGAATATGAATAATATACATTGTGTTTGTACAACACCAAATATTTACCCAAGTTATAGTCACAACTGGGAAAATTTTCCTAAGGATAAAAGAAAATTAACTTGGGTGACCGATATAACAAATGACCCGTCTTTTAATCTTGGTTTTAATTTTACTGAACAAGATATTCGAAAAGAGTTTAATTTTGATACTGAAGTGAGTAAAAGACACTATTGGAATTGTCAGGGAAATAGAAATATTATTTGGTTTTATGCTCACTTACGGATGTTATATTTTTATATTAAAAATCCAAATTATGATTTTTATTGGTTTTTTGATGATGACATTAAAATAAATAATTGGGATGAGTTTTTTATAAAAACTGACAAGGATGATTCGGATTTTTTATCATATTTTTGTTTTAAAAAAGATGGAGTTACTTCACAAATAAATGTCCCTGTTATTGACGGCAGAACATTCTCTAAAAATCTTTGGTTTGAAAGATTTCCGGGGGACGGAGATATTCTACCTGAAAATACAAAGGACATGTTTGGTTCATTTTTTCCAACAACAAGATTTTCAAACAAATCTTTATCAAAGTTATTGGAGATTCATAATGAAGGATTTCATGGGTACTCTGAAGGATTTGTCCCCACTATATTAAACAAATATGGATTTAAATTATCCTCATTAATAAACCCGGATAATACTTCAAATTATTTTGACGTAAATGAAGTTGATATCCTACATAAACATATTAAAGTAAATTGGGAATGGATATAAATAACCCTGTTATAGTAATGGCTCTATATGATATTGGTAGAGAAAATTGGAATAATTTTAGAATGTCGTACCATACGTATGGTTGGTGGATGAGAAATACATTATCATTAGATTCTAATATTGTAATTTACACGGAACCCAAATTTGTTAATGAATTAACAAATTATAGGAAAGAATTTGACCCTAATCTTGAAAAAACCATTTTTGTTGAAAATGAATTAAGTGATTTACCAACATATCAAAAATACTACGATTCTTTATCAAATTTAATGTTTTCTGATAATTTTAAATCCAAAGTAAGTTTTCCGGATGTCCCTGAAATGTGTCAACCTTTATATAACATAATAATGTTTAATAAAGTTTTTTTCCTTAAAGACACCATAGAAAAAAAATATTTTAATAACGATATGGTTATTTGGGCAGATGCTGGAGGTTTAAGGGAAGATATAAATTCGTATAAAAACAATAAATGGCCTAATATTTCAAAAATTAAATCTTTAGACCCAAATAAAATAACATTTTTTAGTCACAACCAAGACTTTACTATTAACAATAAAGAATTTCATAGTTTATCTCAAATTAGGAATATTCAAGGAACCTCATTTCTGTTACCATCACATTTGATTGATAATCTATTAGATTTGGTGATTAACACAATTGATGAATCAATTAATGATGGGTATATTGGTAGCGATGAGAAAATATTTGACATTTGTTATACTAAAGAAAAAAATTTATTTCACTTAATAAAATCTGACTGGAGAGAATATTTTAATATATTATTGTAAACTTATATAATACTATGTATTTATTATAAAAAGTTTGATGGAATTTTATATTAAACAAAATGCAACATTACCTGTCTTAAAGATGCAAGTCGTAAAAGACGGAAGAGCAGGATATCAACAATTGATGGAAGATTTAGAAGTTTCCACAATCTTTTTTACAATGATTGATGTTGAAACAGGGATTCCAAAAATAGTTTCAGCCCCTTGTAGTATTGTTCCTCTAATTTTACCTGAAGGTGCTGCCCCCGAATACTATGTTTACTTTCAGTTCACTTCAAGAGATACAAATACTCCGGGTAGATATGAAGGTCAGTTCCTCATAAGAAACGATGAAGGGAATTTAATTTTACCAATTAGAGAAAACTTATACATTAATATCCAACCAAGTTTTATTTCAGAAACAGCTTGTTGTTAATTTGATTATTTAAAGTTTTATTTTATATTTAGAGAATAAGGTAAATTTCACGATGGTGTGAAAGCTAATGAACCACTTTAAATTATAAAATATGATATCAAACGAAGAGATAGAATCATTCTTGCATGGTAACGACCCTGAAGAATTTATTGTTGCAATTGAATACGATTATCGTGAAAATTGTATCTACAAAATTAAAGAAATCCCCGGAAAAGGAAAAGAAATCCGTAAAGACACATTTACCCCATTCGCATGGGTGGGAGATTTGCGTGGAATTAAATTCTACAATGACTCCAAAGGTGCTCAGAAAGAAGCAATGACCAAACATGGTATTGTTATCGAAAAATTAGAAACACATGGTAACGAGAGATTAGAAAAAGGATTAACCTACATCGTTAAATCTCTTAAAGGATACCGAGAACTCATTCAGTTTTTTAGAGAGGGTGGTTGTGACCCGTGGGGTGAAAAGACCAAAGATAGGGTTATGATTCTACCTCCGGTGGAACAATACTTAATTTCCAAAGAGAAAAGACTTTTCAAAGGATTCGAGAATTACGATGAAGTTACCCGACTTGTATTCGACTTAGAGACGACCGCTCTTGAACCAAAGGATGGTCGTATATTCATGATTGGAATCAAAACCAATAAAGGATACCACCGAGTTATTGAGTGTATGGATGAGAACGAAGAAAAGAATTCCATAATTGAGTTTTTCAAGGTAATCAACGAACTTAAACCAAGTATTATCGGGGGTTATAACTCCGCAAACTTCGACTGGCATTGGATATTTGAAAGATGTAATATCTTGGGAATTGACCCCAAGAAAATATGTAGGTCATTACACCCCGACCATTCATTTACAAGAAAAGATAGTATGTTGAAATTAGCAAATGAGGTCGAGAATTTTACTCAAACTTCAATTTGGGGTTACAATGTAATCGATATTATTCATGCGGTTCGTAGGGCTCAAGCAATTAACTCAAGTATCAAGGCTGCGGGTTTGAAGTATATTACCAAATACATTAACGCCGAATCACCAAGTCGGGTTTATATTGACCATTTGGATATTGGACCATTCTATGTAAAGAAAGAAGAGTATTGGTTAAACACCCAAAATGGGAATTACCGAAAAGTAGGACAAGACCTGAAGATTGATGAGATATGTGAAGGTAGAAAAGATGTTTATATCAAAACAACCGGAGATAACCTTGTGGAGAGATATCTCGATGATGACTTGGATGAAACCTTAAAAGTTGACCAAGAGTTTAATCAAGGTTCATTCCTACTTGCGGCGATGATTCCAACAACCTATGAGAGAGTTTCTACTATGGGAACCGCAACTTTGTGGAAAATGCTCTTATTAGCTTGGTCTTACAAACACAACTTAGCAATTCCTGAAAAACAAGGTAAGACAGATTTCGTGGGAGGTCTTTCGAGATTACTAAAAGTGGGATATTCCAAAGATGTTCTCAAACTTGACTTCTCGTCTCTATATCCATCAATTCAGTTGGTTCACGATGTTTTCCCTGATTGTGATGTTACCGGAGCAATGAAAGGAATGTTAACTTACTTCCGTAATACTCGTATTAAGTATAAAAATTTAGCATCAGAATATAAAAATATTGATAAAAAGAAATCGGAGTCATATGGTAATAAACAATTACCGATTAAGATATTCATTAACTCGTTATTCGGAGCGTTATCTGCTCCTCAGGTTTTCCATTGGGGGGATATGTATATGGGAGAACAAATTACCACAACCGGGAGACAATACTTAAGACAAATGTTGTTTTTCTTCAAAAAAAGAGGTTATACTCCTCTTGTTTGTGACACTGACGGTATGAACTTTTCTTTACCTGTGGGAGGTGTTGAAGATAGAAGATATATTGGTAAAGGAAATAATTGGTTGGTTGAGAAAGATAAAGTGTATACTGGTTACGATGCGGATGTTGCCGAATATAATGATATGTTTATGAAAGGTGCTATGGGTCTTGACTGTGATGGGACTTGGGTTTCGTGTATTAATTTAGCAAGAAAGAATTATGCGACTATGGAACATAATGGAAAAATCAAATTGACGGGTAATAGTATTAAATCTAAAAAACTTCCATTGTATATTGAGGAGTTTTTAGATAAAGGTATTAAGATGTTACTGGATGGTGATGGTAAAGCATTTGTGGAATATTATTATGAATACTTACAAAAGATTTATGATAAACAAATTCCTTTAAGTAAGATTGCTCAAAGAGCTAAGGTGAAGTTAACTATCGAAGATTATAAAAAACGATTAACAGAGAAAACTAAGGCGGGTAATAGTATGTCACGCATGGCTCACTTAGAACTGGCAATGCAAAATAATTTGAAAGTAAGTTTAGGTGATGTTATAATGTATGTTAATAATGGTCTTAAAGCGTCGCATGGTGATGTCCAAAAAAAGGGAGATGGGGTTCAGATAAATTGTTATATGTTGGATAAAGATATTTTGGATAATAATCCTGATTTAACCGGTGATTATAATGTTCCTAGAGCGATAGTTACCTTTAATAAAAGAATTGAACCACTTATGGTGGTTTTTAAAGATGAAGTTAGAAATAACTTAATTGTAAATGAACCGGAAAAAAGAGGTATATTTACAACTGCTCAATGTGAGTTAATTAACGGATATCCTTTAGGTGATGGAGACCAAGATAGTATTGAGGATTTATTAACATTATCCGATGCGGAAATTAAATATTGGGAAAGACGAGGAATGAATTCAAATTATATTTACGACTTTGCTGAGGAAGGATGGGAAGAACATATTAAATAAAAACCCGACTTTTACTAAAAACTGATATATTTATAGATATGGGAAGACCTAAAAAAGAAGAAACCGATAAAAAAATTAAAATTGGTATAACAATAGACCGAGAACTTTATAGTTTAATTAAAAAAGACAACTTAAAACCTTCCCGTATCATTGAAAAATTGGTAAGAGAATATTATGGAAACAAAGATTTGTAGTAAATGTAGGGAAGATAAAAATATTTGTAATTTTTATAAAAATAGAAATGAGTGTAAGGAGTGTAAAAAGAAAAAATCTATGTTAGATTATAATTCTAATAAAGAAAAGTATAGAACATCCCAATTATTATATAGAGAAAGTAATAAGGAAACAATAAATGAGAAAAACCGAATTTATTATTATAATAATCACACCATATTAAGAGAAAAACAAAAAAAATATAGGGATGAAAATATCGAAAAAGAGAAGGAAAGAAATAAATCATGGAGAATTAATAATAAAAATTTAATTAATAATTATAGAGATAGTAGGAGAAAAAATGAGCCATTATATAAGATAACAGAAAATATTAGGAGAAGAATCAATAAATTCTTTAAATCGAAAAATATTGAGAAAAATAATAAAACATTTGATATTGTAGGGTGTTCTCCCGAATTTCTTAAAGAATATATTGAAAATAAATTTACCGAAGGGATGTCTTGGGTTTTAATGGGTAAACATATTCATATAGACCATATTATACCTTTATCTTCTGCTAAGACAAAAGAAGATATTTATAAACTTTGCCACTACACAAATTTACAACCTTTATGGGCTGAGGATAACTTAAAAAAAAGTTCTAAAATTATCTAAGAACTTTTTAATCCGTCCGAACTGAGGATATACCAGTTACCTGCACAAAATCTAAATTCGATACAAGCGTATTTGTCGGCAACTACTTCATCAAATTCCTCATCTATTTTACCCACATCGGGTTTTATTGTGACATCGGTCATTGATTTAACTACGATGTGGTCTGTAGTTGTTGAGTCCAATATTACTACCGATTTCGCAACACTTCTAACCACTATACACCCTTCTCCATTTGTTTTATATTCACTCTCGGATATTACTGCAACCTCAGAGGTTTCAATAAATTCTCCGTTAATTAATCTTTTTGAAGGTATTGTTCTTAAAATTCCCATAAATTAAATTACATATATTTGACGAGGCATTGCTCTGAATTTCATTTGTTTGTTTAAGTTCTCGGCAATTAACGCTTCTTTTTCCATAACTTTTTCAGGTCTTAACCTTGTTAAAAAACCTTCAGGGCCAGTAAGTTCTTCCAATAATTTTGTTTTCTCATCTTTACCCTCAGTTAATAAACTTGTATAATCCATCGTGATTTCGGAATCAGGCGTTTTTAAATTACCACTATATTTTCCTCTAACTCTACCTAAGGTTTCTTTCACATATGCGGTAAACCATCTTCTAACCCATTGTTTCGCAGGAACATTTAAATCAGTCCAAGTTAATTCCTCAAGTGGAACATCGCTAGGTAATTTAATTACATCAGGATTATTTTTTAAACAATCCGCTCTACTATCAGGTGTTGTTTCGTAATACCAATACCAAACCGTTTTACCAACGTAACTACTATAAGAATTCCAATTAAATTGACTACCAGGTGCGTTATATAACTGTAAATCTTTTTTACCATCAGGTAATGCTGTGATTCTATAAGTTAAAGAACCGCCAAGAATTCTATTTAAAATGTTTGATTGTTGCATTCTAATTAGATAGTCAAACCCTGACATCATAAAATAAGAACCTTGATATCCCATTTGAGCAAATCCAGCTTCACTTGCACCAAGACCTATACCTCCAAATCCACCAATACCACCCATACCAAATGCGGTAATAGGTCGATTACTAAACCATAACACTTCGTTAATTTCACGGCCAGCAGGTATTTCGTAGTTTTGTTTATTCTCTTCAAGAACTATGTAATCTTTTTTTAGAACCCAAGGTCCTTGAGCTTGAAGACCAACGATTTTAGAATATGAATATGAAAATTGTTGTTCAAAATCCATAGTTCTTGTTATAAGTGCGTTTGCAACTGATTTTTCAGTCATGTTCAAATTAACTAAATTAACCCATTGACTATCAATTAACCAATTAAGTATGTATTGTTCATAATCTTGAATAGATAGTTCCATTAATGAATCCATCATTTCATCCTCAATCTCAACACTCCTTATCGGTGCACCTAATAAGTGTTTAACTCTTGTATAAATTTTTGACCTTTCTGGTTCTGGAATAACTGCCATAATACGTTATTTTATATATAAATATTTAAAATATGGCTATTGTATATTATATAACAAAGAATCTTTAGGAAAGACAAAATTACCTTTCACAATTTTTGGTTTTCTATTGAAAATTAATACATTTTTTCCTTTTTGGAAAATCATTAAATCTGTATTATAAATCTTAACACTTGCTGTCCCTTCCAAAGTAATCCCATCTTCAGATTCCACCATGTTTCTAAATGGTTTAATCTGTGCGGTATATTTTTGACCATCCTTGGTTAACTCTAAATCAATTCCTTGTATTGCATCTTTTTTACTACCCAACTCACCAACCACCTGAACTTTGGCTTGTTTACCGAAAAATCTTTTAAGTATTGATGCAGTTATTTCTTCTCTTTTAGAGCCTGCCTTATCTTTTTCAGTTAAAGTTCTCAATAAATTATGAAGAGTCGTACTATCTGTATCAAATATTCTATATTTGAAATAGTCAATTGTTTTAACAAATCTCTCAACTTCTTTCCTTTGTTCCGAAGGAGTTTTATCCATGAAATTAATAGGTTTTTTGCCCGGTATTGTTGCAATCACTTGATTCAAATCTTTTAATAAAATACAAAATGCAGTATAATTCGTATTCAATTTATTAATTACTGACCTACCCGGACCTTCAAGATTATAAACGCCAGGTAATTGGTTATTTTCAAGCTTTGTAATATAGTTTTCGGAAAACACTTCTTTCATGATTTTATTAATACCATTCATGTAAGTCCACTTAACATCCGAATTTACATTGAATAACATTCTGTAAAACTCATTCTCGGATTGAGAACACATTTCGGACTTTCCCTCACTTAAAACTTGTTTCATTTTAGTTGATTCCGCCAATTTAGTTTCAATTTTCATTTCATACATCTTACTAACGAAATCCCAATTAACAACTTTCCAAAAGTTTGTGATGTATTCATCTCTTTTATTTTTATACTTTAGGTAATATGCGTGTTCCCATAAGTCTAAACCTAGTAATGGGAATCCACCACCTTCGATTACATTCATTAATGGATTGTCTTGATTTGGAGTAGACATAATCTTTAAAGTATTTTTGGAAGTTAAAACCAACCATACCCATCCGGACCCGAAGCGTTCTTTGGCTTGTTTTTCAAATTCTTTTTTGAAATTACTAAAAGTTCCCCATTGTTTGGTTATTTTCTTATAAAGTTCACCATCCAATTTTTTTGGTTCAGGTGTCAACATATTCCAAAACAATGCGTGGTTAAATGCTCCACCGGCATTATTTCTAATGGTTTTGTCGAAACGGCTGATTGTTTTAATTATTTTTTCCAAATCTAAATCACCATATTTCTTTTTTGATAATGCGGCGTTTAATTTGTCTACATAACCTTTGTAATGTTTATTGTAGTGGAAGTTCATTGTCTCTGCGTCAATAAATGTCTTCAAGGCTGAATAGGCGTAAGGTAATTTTTCTATCCCTATTTTTTTCATTTCTGTAATCAACAACTCTTTTTCTTTTGTAACTTGTGATTCAAGTATTTGTGACTCAAGTTGTTGGATTTTCTCTTGTGTTTTTTTCATAATTTTGAATTATCCATTGTATATAAATAATCCGTATTTCGTTATTTTCTCAAATGATTAATTCTTTTTAGAATTTCTTCTGCCGCATCGGCAGGGTTTTGATTGTCCCCCATGACAGTTGCAATCACTTGTTTTTTGTTGTTTAAAATATCATAGATGATTCCCTCAATTGTATTTTCGAAGATAGGGTAGTAAACTAAAACATTATTTTTTTGACCATAACGATAACTTCTATCTTCGGCTTGTGCGTGGTCTGAAGGTAAAAATGATAAATCGTTGAATATTGCAGCTTCACCGGCAGTTAAGGTAATTCCGGTTCCGGCCGCCTTTATGTTCCCAACAAAAACTTTAATCTTTTCATTTTCTTGGAATTGGTCAACACTATATTGTCTTTCGTGTTGAGACATTGACCCATCAAGTTTAACTGCTGTTTTACCAAAATGTTCTACAATTTTATTTAATGAATCGGTAAAATTACAAAAGATGATAACTTTTTTTCCTTGCTCGATAATATTCTCAGCAATTTCAATTGTTTGTTGTATTTTTTCTTCAGCAATAATTTGTCTTACTTTTGTTAACTTTGAAAATTGAACAGTTAAAGATTTTGACTCTTCAGGATTCTTGTCATACCAATCATAATATTCACCCATTACATCTTCATATGCTTTGGATTTCAATTTCAAATAAACCGGAGTTATAATTTTATCAGGTAAGTCAAGAACATTTTCTTTCAATCTTCTCAAAATGGTTCCCGATGTTCTTTCTCTTAATTCCTCAAGATTTGATGCTCCTGTTATGTTCCAAACTTTTCGGTTTCCGACTTTGAATTGATATCCGGCACAATACCTTATCGCATATGCCATCCAGTTTTTACTGACCGGAGAATCAACCAAACTCAATAAATTAAAATAATCCATTGGTCTTGAAGTCATTGGTGTACCAGTTAATAACCACAATCTTTCAGTGTTTTTAACAAGGTCGTTAATAAGTTTTGTTCTTTGAGCGGTTGCGTTTTTAATATAGTGAGCTTCATCCACAATCACCAAATCAAATTTGGAATTAAGAATTAACGACTCCTCTTTATTTTTTGGGTCATGAAAATTTTTGATAATATCATAATTCGCAATTACAAAATCATGTTCGGTTGAGAAGTTCTTACTTTCGGCAATGAATATTGGTCTATCAGAATAATTTTCAATTTCTCGTTTCCAATTAATCTTCAATGTTGCCGGACAAATAATTAATATTTTTTTAGACCCAGTTTCCAGTGCTCCGATGATTGTTGAGGTCGTTTTACCCAAACCCATATCGTCAGCCAATATAAATTTTTTATTTTCCAAAAGTTTTTGGATTGCCTCTTTTTGATGCTCCAATGGAGGTCTATTGGAATATTTTGAATAATCAACTACAACATTTTGAACGGAATTATCTTTTATTATGGCGGCTTTCGGTAACCAAAAATCGTGGAGTTCCTCATTCTCGAAAACTTTACCCCAAATATGATATGCCTTTTCTTTATCCGCCAATAATTTCTCAACCCAAACTTTTTGAGGAATTTCAGTGTATAGTTTATCGTCTGCCAATTTTTGAGCAAAATAAGCATCAAGAATCACCCACTTTCTGGCAACCTTTGGTTGTTTGTCGTGGAATGAAATTATATAGTCCGATTGGCTCCTTGTAGGGTAAAATTTCTTGTTAATTTGTGACTTACGTCTCAACTCCAACAAATAGTTATTACCACCTTCATAGGTTTCAAGAATCGTCATTGCTTTTGATTCTAAACTTATTTCCATTGTTTAAATAAAAGTTTGTATTAAATATAAGTGAAAATAAAGTATTTATCAATATATGAAAATGTCACAAGAAAATTTAGAAACTGCAATTAGAAAAATGTTATCGGTAATTAAACCAACAGAAGTATCATTTGTTGATTTTGATTTAACACCAATAGATGAAGATGAGTATTATATGTCAGTTAAGTATGTTGTTCCTGATGATAGTCCGATATTAAAAGTAAAAACAAGTCCAAGAGTATATGATGATTTAAGGATGAAATGGAATGAAGAGATGAAAAAAAACCTTAAAAATTTTTTTAATGCGAAAGTAATAATTACTTCAACAGGGTTAAGTTCAGAATCATTCTATAAACAAAAAAATTATAAATAATTAATATGGAAAATTTAGTTCCAATAACAAGATTAGGAAAATTTTTTGGGGGTGAGGATTACTCATTAGAGATTGATATGGGCCAAGAGTGGTTAGAGGGAGACATGAACTTTACCATTGTATTATATCGTATTGATAGATATAAAACAAAGACCGATGATGTTTATGGTGAAGTTTTGGAAGATGGTATTCAATTTATGGCACCTATCGAATTAAAAGGTCTTGTTCAGATTATGGCACCAACCGTTAAATTTATTGGTAATTCAAGAGTGGAACAGAAAGAACCTGGTAATATGAAATTTTCAATCTATCAAAAACAACTTAATGATTTGGATGTTGAAATATTTTTGGGTGATTATATTGGATATTACGAATCTGAAGACCGAGTTAGATATTATGTTGTAAGTGATGACGGATATGTTAAGTCGGACAATAAACATACATATGGGGGTTATAAACCATTCTATCGAACTATTACCGCAACCTATGTTAGTGAAAATGAATTTAAAGGTATTTAAGATATGCGAGATATTATTCACAAAATTTTAAGAGAGATGGAAAATTCTAATGAGAATAACATCAAAAAAATTGAAGACAATAAGAAGTATATTAAAAAATTACTACCAAGTATTATTAAATTTTTTAAAGATTCATTCTCCGAAGATTTGCTCGATATTGAGGTTACAACTAAAAAGGTTCATTATGGGATGGAAAATTATTCAACAGATGAATATCTTTTAAAATTTTATTTTAATAAAATTCCCAAAGAACACGAATTTAATATGAGAAGAACAATTATTAGGAATTTAGATAATATGTTTAATATCAATATTATAAATTATGCGGTTCCTTTAGATTTAGAGATTTATGTAAAAACATGGAAAAAATTATAAAATTATGCCATTACCAAAAAATATAGTTAAACCAACCTTACCACTAGTTCCTCGAAAAGAGTTATCGGCTCGTAGACAAGAACTATTGCAATATATCAACGAAGATGGAACTTATTTACCCAAATCGGTATTGCATGCGGATTTAGATAGAGGTATGTTGGACTTCGTTAAAAATGAATTGAAGGTCGTTACCGCAGGAGAAATAGTTCCAATGGTTGATATTATTATTACCACTCAAAATTGGTCTCAATATGTCGAAACTTATAAATTCATAGACTTAGATTATAACCCAGACCCACCATATATTACAGTCGTTAGAAGTCCTGAAGTTAAATATGGTTCAAACCCATCACTTCAATATACAATTCCAAATAGAAAACAATTTTATTACGCATCTGTTCCAACTTGGAATGGTAATGAACAAGGTATGGATATCTATACAATACCACAACCTGTCCCTGTCGATATCAAATATAATGTTAAAATCGTTTGTAATAGAATGAGGGAATTGAATCAATTAAATAAAATTGTAATGCAAACATTTGCGTCACGACAAGCATACACCTTTATTAAGGGTCAATATGTTCCAATTATTTTAGATAATGTTTCTGACGAATCTCAAATGACCATAGACGCAAGAAAATATTATGTTCAGAATTATGATTTCACAATGTTAGGATATCTGATTGATGAGGAAGAATTTGAGGTAAAACCGGCAATCCAAAGAGTTACCCAACTTATTGAAATGGATACCACAACAAGAAAACAAAAAAGAAATCAATTCCCAAAAAATCCGGACGAATTTAAATTAGATTTCTTATTTGTGACAGGTAATACAACATTGGTAGATATAATTGATTTTAGAGCCAACATGAGTGTTGCAAATTCAGATAATGTTGACACATTCGATGTTTATATAAATAACAACTATTATGGTAGTAATGTTGGAGTGATTCAAATTACCACGAATGACATTTTAAGGATTGAAATTACTAAAATAGATAATAATAACGAGGCGTTAATTGTCTTCGATAACAAGTTAGTTTAATCCTCACCATAGATATCTTTCTTCTCTTTACAATTTTCTATAATTAAATTTTCCAAAAATTTATAAATTTTAATTCCTCGTTTATCACAATACTTTTTAAGGATATTGTGTGATTCGGGGGATATTTTAATGTTTTTAATTTGTTTCTTAGTTTTCATGGTGAGAAAAAAGGCAGAATTAATTCATACCATTTATAAATACTTATTCAAAAGTAAAGTTTTTTCATAAAATATCGAATATTTATCTATAAAATAAATCTGTAATAGAATTAATAAATAATGGCAACAGCACAAGCAAACCAAAAAGTATTCGTATCTCCGGGTGTGTATACATCAGAAACAGACCTATCTTTCGTAGCCCAAAGTGTGGGTGTTACGACATTAGGTTTAGTGGGAGAAACAATTAAAGGACCGGCCTTTGAACCGATATTTATAACTAATTATGATGAGTTCCAAGCCTATTTCGGAGGAACAGAACCTGTCAAATTTTATAATACCCAAATTCCAAAATATGAAGCAGCATACATTGCTAAATCATATTTACAACAATCAAATCAATTATTTGTAACAAGAATTCTTGGATTATCGGGATATGATGCAGGACCATCTTGGTCACTTACTGTTACTGCTAATGTAGACCCAACAACAATTGGTAATCCATCTACGGGAACATCATTCACGGCAAATTTTACAGGTAATTCATTAAATGATACTGTTGAGTTTATTGGGGGCGCATTACCTTCTTTTGTGTCGGCAAATTTAAATACTCAATATAGACTACAAGATGGTTCGATATCGACATTGCAAACTGATTTTAATAATTACATAAATTCTATTGTAAATTCACCATCAACTTCAGCAACAACTGCAATTATATATGGAGCAATACCTCAAACCGATTATAATTCGGTAACAGGTCAATATACAACAATTAGAAATCCGTATGGGTGTGTAAACAATTTTGATAACAATGATTTAACTGCAGGTTCAAATGACAGTTGGTATTATGCAAATTTTGAATTTGCAAATAATGATTCTACATTAGGTTATACAGGATATTCATTTAATTATGCGGTTTCTAGTTTAATTACAGGTGCGTCAAATACATTCACGGGTACAGTAACCGGTAATTCATATACATTCACAGGTACGGCATATAGTGAGTTCAATAATATGGTTGTTGCAACCATTCGTTCAAGAGGTATTTCACTTTACACAAATCAAACTTCAAGTATTAACCATGGTCCGGTTTATCAAGTAGGAATAGATTATGATAATGGAGGAACTTCAGCACTAAATAATTTACAATTGATTTGTACTGGACAATATTCTGATATTTCAAAATCACCTTTCTCAACATTTTTATTATCAGGGGTAACCAAAGATAATGATGTATTCTCATTCGAAACTTCAATGTTAGCGTCATCGTCAAAATACATTACAAAAGTTTTAGGAGTTGATAATTTTGGAAAATCAAGATTTGAAGTCCCAATTTATGTTGAGGAAGCTTATCAAGGTTCATTAAATTACGCATATAATCAAGGTTATATAAGAGGATTAGCGTGTGACTTAATTGCATTACCAGGTGCTAGAAGTCAAAACCCAACATCAATTGCTTATAATTTAGAAAGATATCAATCACCTGAAACACCATATTTGGTTTCGGAATTAAGAGGTAATAAAGTTTATAACTTATTTAAATTTATATCAATTTCTGATGGAGATTCTGCAAACACTGAAATAAAAGTGTCAATCGCAAATCTTTCATTTAACAATATGTCATTTGATGTGTTAGTTAGAAATTTCTTTGATACTGACTCAAATCCTGTGGTAATTGAAAAATTCACAAATTGTAATTTAGACCCATTATCAAATAATTTTATAGCTAAAAAAATTGGTTCATCTGATGGAGAATACGCGTTAATCTCAAGATATATCATGGTTGAGATGTCTCCAGAAGCACCAATAGATGCTTTACCATGTGGATTTTACGGATATACTCAAAGAGAATATTTGGATTATGACACTTATCCTTCACCGTATCCTAAATTTAAGACAAAATATTATTTCCCTGGTGAAGTTATTGCAAATCCACCATTTGGTGTAAATGCTGGAGGAGCACCTATAGAATCCTCAGGAGATATTGTACGAAGAAGTTATTTAGGATTTTCAACACAATTTGGAATTGACGAATCTTTCTTAACATATAAGGGTAAACAAACACCTTCAAATTGGATATCCGACCCGACGGCTGAAGGTCAACCTTGGAATGTAAGAAGTAAAGGATTCCACATGGATTCAGGTGCAACGGTTGTTACAATCGGAATCAGTTCTAAATCAAGCGGAGAAACAGCGTTTGAATGTGGTGTGGCTAATTTCACTAGCGACCCTGATACACAAGAAAGTCCATATTATTTCATATATTCAAGAAAATATACGGTATGTTTCGCAGGAGGTTTTGACGGGTGGGATATCTACAGAGAATGGAGAACTAACGAAGACAGATTCCAATTAGGAGCAACAGGTTATTTAGCAGGAGCTTATCCGGGTTCAAGATACCCAAATGCTACAGGAGACGGATTATTTAAAAGAATTGTTGTTCAAAATAATACTCAAGATTTCGCTAATACAGACTACTACGCTTACTTACTTGGTATTTTAACATTCGCAAATCCTGAATCTACAAACATTAACGTTTTTGCAACAACTGCGATTGATTATGTTAATAACTCAAACTTAGTAGAAGAAGCAATTGATATGATTCAATTCTCAAGAGCGGATTCAGTTTATATTGCAACAACACCTGACTATAGAATGTATACACCGGATGCGACTAACTCTCAAGACATTATTTATTCTCAAGAAGCGGTTGATAATCTAGACAACACAGGAATTGACTCTAACTATACCGCAACTTATTATCCTTGGATATTAGTTCGTGATACCGTTAACAATACACAAATTTATTTACCACCGACAGGTGAAGTTTGTAGAAACTTAGCATTGACTGATAATATATCATTCCCTTGGTTCGCATCAGCGGGTTACACGAGAGGTCTTGTAAGTTCAATCAAAGCTAGACAAAAACTTACACAGACAGATAGAGATACCTTGTATCAGGGTAGAATTAACCCTATCGCAACTTTCTCAGATGTTGGAACTGTAATTTGGGGTAATAAAACTTTGCAAGTTGCTGACTCAGCACTTAACAGATTGAATGTAAGAAGATTATTACTTCAAGCTCGTAAATTGATTTCGGCGGTAGCGGTAAGATTATTATTTGAACAAAATGACCAAATCGTTAGACAACAATTCTTGGATAGTGTTAACCCAATCTTGGATTCAATCAGAAGAGATAGAGGTTTATATGATTTCCGTGTAACTGTATCTTCAACACCTGAAGATTTAGACAGAAATACATTAACAGGTAAAATATATTTGAAACCTACTAAGGCGTTAGAGTTCATCGATATCGAGTTCTTCATAACTCCAACAGGTGCTTCATTTGAAAATATCTAATAAATTTAATGGGGATACAAAAGTATCCCCTTTAATCGCCAAATATGGAAAGACAACTTAAAGAAGGATTTAAACTTGAAGGGACACCAGATATGAAATATTACGCATTCGATTGGGATGATAATATTGTTCATATGCCAACTAAAATTATGTTAAAAACTGAAGATGGTGAGGAAATTGGTATGAGTACCGATGACTTTGCAGAGTATAGACATGATTTAGGTAAAACCCCTGTTCAATATAAAGGAGATACTATTGTCGGTTTTGCGGACAATCCATTTAGAAATTTTAGAACGGAAGGTGACAAAGATTTTTTAGTTGATGCGATGAGAGCAAAAAAAGGACCGGCATTTGATGACTTTAGAGAAGCAATTAACAATGGGTCTATTTTTTCAATAATTACCGCAAGAGGGCATAATCCTGAAACCTTAAAACAAGCTATTTATAATTACATTATAAGTGGTTTCAATGGAATAGATAAAAACATGTTAATTAAAAATTTAAAAAAATATAGAACATTTGTGGATGAAGATGAAATGAGTGACGATGAATTAATTAAATCATATTTAGAGTTAAATAAGTATCACCCTGTTAGTTTTGGTGATGAAGAAGGTGCTGCAAATCCCGAAGAATTAAAAGTTAAAGCGATGGAAGATTTTGTATCTTATATAAAAGGAATGGCAGGAATACTTAATAAAAGAGCCTTTATTAAAAATGATATCTCAAATAATTTCATACCAGACATTAGTATTGGTTTTTCAGATGATGATATGAAAAATGTAGAAGTAATGAGTAAACATTTTAAAGATAAACCAGATAATATAGTTAAGACTTATTCTACTGCTGGAGGTATTAAAAAGTTATATAACTAGAGAATAATTTCTTAAAAAATAAAGTAAATAGAAAAATTTTCATCGAGACTATATTTATTAGATATAAACACAAAAAAAACAAAATTGAAATAACATGGCTGATTTATTAATGAAAATGCCGATACCTTACGAACCGAAACGACAGAATCGTTTTATTTTAAGGTTTCCATCAAGCTTAGGAATAAATGAATGGTTCGTAGAAACTGCGGCAAGACCATCAATTAAAATTGGTTCAACTGAAATCCAATTTTTAAATACATCAACATTTGTTGCGGGTAGATTTAATTGGGACCCAATTTCGGTTAAATTCCGTGACCCGATTGGTCCTTCAGCGGCTCAAGCACTTATGGAGTGGGTTCGTCTACATGCAGAATCTGTTACCGGTCGTATGGGTTATGCCGCGGGTTATAAAAAAGATATCGACCTTGAAATGTTAGACCCAACAGGAGTTGTTGTTGAAAAATGGATATTATATGGAACTTTTTTAACTGATGTAAATTTTGGTCAATTAAGTTATAGTCAAGACGCATTAGCGGATATTACCGCACAACTTCGTATGGATAGATGTGTGTTAGTTTATTGATTTACATTTAACATTTACAATTATTTTTATTTAACTTATATTTAACCGTAAAGCAATAAACTTTACGGTTAATTTTTTTATATATGGACACACAATCAAGAGACTACGGTCAAGAAAATTTTACATTACCACACGACGTGGTGTTATTACCTTCACAGGGAATTTTTTACAAAAACAAAAAGAAATCATTAAAAATTGGTTATCTTACGGCATCTGACGAAAATATTATAATGGCAGGAGCAAATGATTTAACTCTCAATTTATTAAGAGCAAAAATATATGAACCCGATATTAAAGTTGAAGAACTTATTGAGGGTGATGTTGAGGCTATCCTAATATTTTTGAGAAATACTGGGTTTGGACCTGAAATTACTCTAAATTTAACTGACCCTGTTACAAAAAAACCTTTTCAATCAAATGTATTGTTAGACCAGTTACCTGTTATTAGTGGTCAAAAACCAAATGATGATGGAACTTTTGTGATTACTCTACCAAAAACGCAATCATCAATTAAATTAAAACCATTAAACTATGGAGAGATTATGGAGATTAGTAAATTGGCGGATTCATATCCTCAAGGTAGGGTTGTTCCAAAAATTACTTGGAGATTACAAAAAGAAATTGTTGAGGTTGATGGTTCTACCGATAAATCAGTTATTTCTAAGTTTGTTGAGTCCATGCCAATTGTGGATTCAAAACACATTAGAAAATTTATGAATGAAAATGAACCAAGATTAGATATGACTAAAACAATTATGGCCCCGTCCGGAGAAAAGCTAATAGTGAATGTTGGCTTTGGGGTGGACTTTTTTCGCCCTTTCTTCTGATTATAGGAAAAGTCAGATAGATGAATTTTACTATCTGAACACATTGATGAAGATTACTTATCAAGATTTTGAAAGAATGCCAATATTTGTTAGAAAATATTTATTGGATAAATGGATAGAAGATAATAAGAAGGACTAATTTTTTAGTCCTTCTTCTATTTATATATAAAGTTAAAATTAATTATGGCAGATTATAATCCAGAAGACCAAGGTAGTTTTGACGAGGCTAAAAAAAGTTTAGAAGCTTTTAGTGACCTCGCTAACCAAACAGTACTTTCTATTTTTAAGATGTATGAGGGTGCTGATAAGATTAACAACGCCTTTCTACAAGGAAGAACTCGTTTAGACGAGATGAGTGACGCTGTTGCAAAATCGGCAGCCGGTGTCCTTCGTTTGGGTGGGAATCTTGGTGATGTTAATACCACTATGATAGGTATTGCTGATGGTGCTAGAAGGAATGTAATTGCGACAGAAGACCAAGTTAGTAAGTTATATGCGGCATCTACAATTCTCAATACTACCTCAAGTTCCTTAGTTGAAAATTTTGCGGAAGCGGGGTACGAGGTATCTCAAGTTGGAGTTAATTTACAGGATTCTATTCAGTATGTTCAAAGTGTCGGTCTTAACGCCAAAACAGTTGTAAAAGATGTTGCGAATAACATGGAGTTGATGAATAGATTCAACTTCAGTGACGGTGTTCAAGGATTGACAAAAATGGCTGCTCAAGCTTCAATGTTGAGATTTGATATGCAAAACACTGCTAATTTCGCAGATAAAGTAATGAGTCCTGAGAAAGCAATTGAAGCGGCTGCCGGGTTCCAAAGACTAGGTGTTAATATTGGTAACTTGGTTGACCCATTTGCGTTAATGAATGACTCAATTAATAATCCTGGTGCATTACAAGATAGTATTATTAAAGCCACAAAAAAATATACAGAGTTTGACGAAAAAACAAAATCATTTAAGATAAACCCACAAGGTATTTTGATGTTAAAAGAATTGTCGGATGTTACTGGAATTAGTGCAAGAGAACTTTCAAAAACCGCATTAGCTGCCGCCGATTTAGATAAAAGGTTATCGGCTATTAGTCCATCATTGAAATTTGAAAAAGAGGAAGACAGACAGTTGTTGGCTAATATGGCAACAAAGAAGGATGGTGAATATGTTATACAAATTAAAGATGACCAAGGGGCGATTGAATACAAAAAACTTGGAGATATTACGGCAGATGAATTTAAAGAGTTAAGAAAAAAACAAGATGAGGCACCTAAAACACTTGAAGAAATTCAAATTAGTCAATTAGATTATTTAAAAGACTCAAGTTCATCATTAAGGTCAATACTTGCAAAAGGGACTTTTGGGGCTGCAGGGTCTGCATTCGTTAGGGGAAATTTTTTAGGCGCCGAAAGAATTAGTAGGGGATTTACGGGTTCACTTGATGAAAATATTCCTAAAAGTGCTGAAATAATAAAAGATATTAATAGTTCTATGGAGAAAATGAAGGAACTTTTTAATATAAAAGAACTTGGTAAAATAAGTGATGCTGACTTTGCAACTAAACTCTCAAAACTTGAAAGTGAAGTTAAAAGTAAAGTAAATACTCTTGGTGAAAAAGGTATTGAAAAGTTAATAAAAACTTTTGAAGATACTAATAAAAAAATTGATGGAACAAGTGGGATTGAAGAAAAATTTAAAAAATATAGTTCAGATATGTTAGCCGAGATTGGAAGACCACAACAATCATCTAATAAAATTTCTGGTACTGTAACCAAATCACCAATATCAAGAAATAGTTTTTTAGGTCAACAAAATGTTAACCAAACATCCGCAACAGGTTCTTTTGTAAAAGAAATTAACCAAAATATTAAGGTTGAAATTGACTACAAAACCCCGACAGGTGGAGATAGTGAACAAAAAATGAAAGATTATTTTGACAAACAATTTAAACTAATGACTCAAACAGAAGAATTTAAAAGGATTAATTATGAATATCAGTTACAAATGAAAAAAGAACTTGGATTAAAAAGGTAATTTTTAAAAAAAAATAACATTAACCTATTTATAGGTAAAGAAAAAGATAGATGGGTAGTCCCTTAGATTTTATTAGTAGTGAAGGTTTTAGGAAAAAACTTATATCGAGAAATTTAGTACCATATGCTAAATCTCCGACTAAAGTTACTCCTCCAACAACATACGAGATTGTTCAATCAGACCTAACACCCGTTGATAGTCCTGATTTTTTAATTGATACACCGTATTATGCGGATTTACTATACCCGTTAAATAAATGGGGTAATGATGGTGGTTATGAACAAGTACCTGCCTTATCAACAAATTTAAACTCGGTATCAAATCAAGGGGAATATGGTCCTGGCCAACAAGACGCTAAATTATTAAATGATGCTCAAATCGCCGCTAAACTCGGATTTCCGGGGATTGCGCCACCATGGCAACCATTAAATGCTTATGGTCCTAATAGTTTACAACAATTAGACGCGGGAGATTATATAACAACACCTGACTCAATAAATAATGGTGTTACAGGTGGGATACCAAATTTGTATAATAATCAACCATACCCCACAACATTTAACGCATCATCATATTCCCCACTATCTATTCTTTTAAATCCAGACCCCCAAGGTAGTAATGGATTACTTAGTTCTGATTCATTTATTGCTCGATTGGGTGCTAAAACTCTAAAGAGAGAATTTGAAGAAAGAATTGGAAGAGCCATTATTAGAGAAACGGTAGGACGAGCTAATTTTTTAAATATTAATAGTAGTACTAATGTTGTTAATATACTAACTGGCCGAGTTCCGTTAATTGAACCAAATTATCAGATTACAGTTCCTGCAAATCCAATAACAGCCGCTGCCGATTTTTCACTTAGATTGGCAGGAAGTTTACTACCATTTTCATTAATACCCGGTTCATATTTTGACCCAAACATTAATCCTCCAAGACCTTCAACAATTGCTCAATCATTACTCGCTAATCCAATTGCCGCGGTAGGTAACTTTGTTTCTAATTTATTAGGTGCGGGAAAAACAGGGTCTCAAATATTCTACAACAATACAGGTGGAGGACAAAAGTCTATATTGTGGAAAAATATTAACTTTAACAAGTATAAACCAAATTATGATAGAACTTTACTTGATAGATTAGGGGGAGCTATCGTAGGTACCGAAACAAACAATGCTAATTTTTATGTTGGTTCAACAACATCAGACCCATCAAGAGTATTTTCTCCAAGTAGAGAGTTACCGGTTGATGCTTTTGGTAATGAACAACAATCACCAGTTTATGGACCTCAAGAATTGGCTCAATTATATGAAGGACCAAGCAAGGAAATTCGTTTAGGCGCTAACGGTCCGACATATAGTAATGGTGGTGGTATTGAAGGAGGGTTTACATGGGTTTCTCCAAAATATAAAGGAAACGCCGGTAAGAAAGTAGGTATTGGTGGTGAAATCATGGACCAAGATTCTGATTTTAAACCATCATCATATAACACAACGGAATCAACCGAAAGAACATTTAGAGAAGGTTCAATTCTTGATGATACCCAAAGAATTATTAATAGTCAACCACAAGGGGGTAAAAGACTACAACACGTTGGTAATGCAATTGACCAAGTTAGTAAAGTGTTTCATGATGGTTATAAAGAATTAACTAAAGGTTCAAGGGTTATTAGATATACTGGTTCAATTGGACAAGAAGTCGGGACTGAATATTGTAGAGTTTTTGCAAAAGATTTACCATACTTACAATACAATGATTTACAAAAAACAGATGGAATTGTTACTGAAGGTAGAAGATTTTCATATTCGGTATTAGATAAAACATATAATCTTAACATTGCCCCAAATAAACAAGAGGGAGGACAAGATTCAACAAACTTAATTGGTTCAACAAATAATGCGTACGCTAAAAAATATATGTTTTCTTTAGAAAATTTAGCGTGGAGGACATCTAACTCACCTGGATTTGCGGTGTCTGATTTACCGGTATGTGAGAGAGGACCTAATGGTGGTAGAGTTATGTGGTTTCCACCATATGGTTTAACTTTTAGTGAGAGTGTACAAGCTAATTGGCAACCAACCGATTTTATAGGTAGACCCGAACCAATTTATACTTACAAAAATACTAGTAGAACAGGTAGTTTAACTTGGAAAATAGTTGTCGACCACCCATCAGTTTTAAATGTTATTGTTAATAAAGTTTTGGCGAACGAAACTAATAAAACTAGAATTGATAGTATTTTAGAATCATTTTTTGCGGGATGTAGAAAATATGATTTATATGAATTGGCTAAGAAATATTATACAATACCACCAAATGATTTATTTCAAATACAACAAGCAATTAGCTCCAAAGAATTAACTAAAGAACAGTTGGAATATACTATTTCAACAATAACCACGGCCCCACAAGTATCTAGTGATACGGGTACTGGTGGTTCTCCTGAGGTAACATTAAAAAAGTTTGAACAAGTTGGGTTTTATTTTGGCAATAATTTACCGCGAGAATTTAATGAAAATTTTGGTAATCTATATGGTCCATATGTTGGACAAAAAACTTACTATGAAGAACAATCAAAGGGAACTGAAACTACCTCATTTTTTGATAATGTAATTACTCCAAATAAAGATACAATTGATGAATTAATTAATGAAATTAAAAAACAATTTATAAGTAATACTGATGCGGAAGGTAATATAAACGGCACTATAACAATAACATTTAATGCTAGTACATCTGCCAAGGCCAGCCAATCTTCTAATAATATTTTGGCAGCAAAAAGAATTAACTCCGCAATAATATACATTACAGGTGACACGAGAGTAAGACAATATGTTCAGAATCAAAAATTACTTATAAAAATTGATGAAACATTAGGTGAAAATTCTCAAACACTTGCGTTTGATAAAACAACTAAAACTCTCACACCTAATACTCCGGTTTTTTGTGGTGATAGGGATGGAGATGGTCAAAATGAAAATAACGAAATTTATACGACAAAGGCAATGGCATGTAGAAGAGCATATATTTCTAATATCAAGTCAACATTAAAGGCACCTCCTGCGGTATTACCACCAAAAACTACAACAGTTGCAACTGGAAGGGTTGTAACAAAAACCGAGACGACACCCGTTATTGAACCTAAAATAGTAGAAAGAGATAATATTAGTAAACGAGTATTACGTGCGTTATTATCAGAGTGTGATTATTTTGAAACAATCAAAGAAGAGACTCCTATGGTTTACGATAATCTTAGAGATAAGTTAAAATTTTTCCAACCAGGGTTTCACTCAATGACTCCGGAAGGTCTTAATTCTAGATTAACGTTCTTACAACAATGTATGAGACCTGGAGACACAATACCAACAATTAAAACAGTTAATGGTACTCCTACACCTGATTATAGTAATGCTACAAACACCTCTTTTGGTGCTCCACCTGTATTAATACTAAGAGTGGGAGATTTCTATAATACTAAAATAATTCCAACTAGTTTACAATTAACTTATGAGGAGTTAGATATAAATCCTGAAGGTATTGGTGTTCAACCTATGATTGCCAACGTAACTTTGGCATTTAACTTTGTTGGTGGTAGTGGATTAAAAGAATCTGTTGATAAATTACAAAACGCGTTAACATTCAATTATTATGCTAATACTGAAATATATGATGATAGGGCCGATTCAACAGATTTAAGTTATAAAGTAATTGATAATGAGTTTATAAAGGCGGCTCAAAGTAATGTTGCTCCACCAACTGTTAATCAAGCACAAGTAAATAACGGACAAAGTAATGATAATACTGTAGGTAGTGTTACAAGTAATATTGTTAGTCAATCGGGTCAAACAGGAACTCTTAATTATAGTTCGTTCATGGATAAATTAGTTGAAGAAACTCAATCATATTTTACTAACGTTGTTAATAAGAATAGAGAATCACTTAATCAGTATAATAATGCTGTTCGTCAACAATGGATGTTAGAAAGAATTTATCAAAATGGTAAATTTGAATTAACTAAAGATTCGGATACCGTTTTATTCGGTAAACCATATAATTTGGAACAAAGGACTGATGACATATTTGCTCAATTGGTTAAAGATATTAAAAACGAAGACGAAGGATTTATCAAATATCTTATCGACTCAAAGACATTTACAAATCGTTTAGTTAAACAAGTCCAAGAGAATTATTCAAATTTTGTTAGAAATAAAAGAAGTTCATTCCAAAGTGCAATAACTAACATCACAAATGGTATTGTTACAACTCAACAAAATTACATAAGTAATATTGGAAAAGTTAATACCATAACTTATAATGTTCCGGCATATCCTAATACAGGGACTGATGGGTATCAAACAAAAGATGGTAAAATTGTTTCATATATCACATCAGGAACCACTGAAGTTGACTCAAACTCACAAGGTGTAACTAATACTTTAGATGAATTACAAAATGATATTTTAAAAATTAAGAGCGGTATTACCGATTTCAACAATGTTATTTGGACACCAACTGAATTTACATATTCGGCGGATAAACAAAAATATACGGGAATTTTAGTATTTGAACCAAATTATAAAATTCCTACTAATAATGTATTCAACCCTTTTAGTTTTAACACATTATTTGATAGTAAAAATGGGTATGTATTTAGAAGAGTATATATGATAGTATCAGACGATGTAACTGATACTAAAAAATATGAAACATTTAAAAATGCATTAATTGGTAATATACTTAGTAATACAGGATTAATAGGTACAAGTACTGGTGATATTAGTAAATCATTTGATGAATATTGGATAACAACTGCAAAACCTGCATTTGTGGAAGAAAACAATATCACTAAAGAGTTTATTGATTATATGGAAAAAGAAAAATTAAAAAATTTCTTAAAATACACTCCATTTAATTTAAAGAAGAAAAGAACATTTACCTATGATACTGAAGGTGCTAACACTGACGCTCAACAAAAATTAATTAAAGGTTTAGGTTGGGTTGAAAACCAAAACACAAATAAAAAAACATGGAATGACGAAAGTCCTGCGAATGTATTTATATCAAAAGCAAAACTTAACTAATGGCATATCAATATTGGAATCGATATAGTGACTTTTTAATTAACGGTGAACAAACTGTCGTACCTTTTGTACAAATACCTCAAAAGACGACAGATAAAACATTCATCTACAAAGTTGGTAGAAGTAGATTAGATGTCGTGTCTCAAGAGTTCTACGATTCACCATACTTTGGATGGTTAATTCTCCAAGCAAATCCTGAATTTGGTGGTTTGGAAAATTACATATATGATGGTGCAGTATTGATTATTCCGTATCCTCTATTACCTTCTTTACAAGACTATAAAACTTCATTAGACAATTATTTTTATTATTATGGCAGGTAACTTGGTGGGGGATAATAGTGGTAATATTTTAGTAGAATTTGATTACAATAATATTATTGTTGTTGACCCTAATAAAACTATTGACAATTTAAGGAATATTAGAGAAAGATTGGTTGACCATGAAAATTTGGTTATGTTTGCCAATCTTGAAGCGGAGGTTGTACCTAGAACCAAATTGTCTGTTGGAGGAAGCCCTGAAGATAGAAATAGGACCATATCTGTTGCTAAAATGAATTTTTTAAGACCAACCGAAGAAAAATTCTTAACTACTGGTTATTATGATGAGTTAACAGGTAAAGACACTAAAAATGGTTTGGGGGTTAATCAGTTACAAGAACAAATTATTGACCCTAAAGATGGGACTAAACCATATTCAAAAATGGTGGTTACCGACCCCGGAGGAACCGCAACTGATAATGGACTATTAGGTATTACCAGTATTAGTGTGAGGACAAACAGTTCATTTGTCCCAAGTGTTAGTATGACTCTTGAAGATATTCAAGGAAGGGCGTTGTTTCAACTTGGAGATAATTCACCATATTCCGCATTTTTTAACTTACCTTATTGTCCATTTTATTTAACTTTAAAAGGTTATTATGGTCAAGCTATCAGATACCAATTAAATCTTAAAACATTTAATGCTAGATTTAATACTTTTAGTGGTAATTATCTAATTGAATTAGAATTTGTGGGATACAAGTTTAATATTTTGAATGAAATATCAATGGGGAGTTTACTTGCGACTCCACACATGTATAGTAAAAGATTTAATATATCGAAGTCGCCGACATCGCCTGAAGGAGGTTCTAACAAAAATATTGAAGCTCAATCAAAAAGTAATGCAATTTCTAAAGAATCAACAATATCATCAGATAATGTTACAACTGAATTAGTTACGGAAAAAGGATATCAAAAAATTATTGAAGTATATAGTGAATACAAAGCCAAAGGATTAATTAGTCCTGATTTTCCTGAACTTACATTAACTCAGTTAATGAATAAACTTTTAACTTTTGAACAATCAGTTATTGACAGATACACTAAAGTTGATGTTGAACCTTTAACTAATATCAGAGCTTATAATGAAACTTTGGTGAACTATTTTAATGAAATTTATGGAAATAAAGATTCGTGGTTTAATATATATATGAATCCAAATCCAATCATATTAAATGGTAGTGGTCAAGAAGTATACGTGTTTAAACAAGAATTTATTAATAATCCAACAAAAAAAGAAGAAGCTAAAACACTATTAAGTGGATATACTACAGAGTTTAATAAACTATTGGCGGATAACCCAACATTAGGGATATCAAGTCAAACACCTATTAAGAATAGTATTACTTACAATACTATGGTTAAAAATGTTATCTTTTCAGAAATAGATTTAGTAAAAACTACAACATCTCAAACCGGTGTATTACAACCGACAAGTGAGGATATTAAACGAATTAATGAATTACTAACAAGTGCGTTTACTCCATCGCTGGAAAAGGAAGCATCAAATTCTAAATTGGAAACTTCAGTAGGTAATGTTGTTAACCCCCCAATATTTTATTTCAGTGAATTTCAAACTTTATTGTCTAAAATGGAAGCGGAATCTAATAAAAAATTATCTGAAGTTGAGACAATATTAACGGCTGGATTGGCTAAAAAAATACAAGAAAATATTGGATTTAGTCCAACAGTTCGAAACATTTCTGCGGTTATTATGGCATCGGCAGAAGCATTTATTAGACTTTTAGACGATGTACACACTAATGCTTGGAATGTAAAATATGACCCAATAAGACAACTTGCTATATTAGACAATCCATCATCGGCACCTGGTACTGATACGGTAGATAATTTTAAGATATCTGAAACCGCTCAATCATCTAATCAAGGATTAGTGAACGGTAAAATTCCCGTTTACCCATGGCCTCAATTTTTCGTGGAAACTCCTGACGATAAAAAAGGTAGATTTCAATTGAAATATCTTGCAGACCCATCTGTAGTTAATATAACTAAGGGGTATCTTTATGAAAAATGGCCTGAAGTTGAATTTGTTGAAGAATATATGAAAGGATTAACACAAAAATTTAATCCTCCAATATCTCAACCACCAACAGACGCTCAAAACACTACAAATATAATTAACGTAAACGCGATTGAATATCCGTCTCAAGGTATTGCATACGTTAATAAAGAAGAAGTTAAGTTTTTTTATGAGATATGGGAAAGACAATTTTTAACTTCAAATTATTCGGGATTCATAAGAGGTAATAGTAATCAATTAAATCAATTAACTAATTTAATTGTTAGTGCGGAAACAAATAATATTGTGACCGGATTAGGGGTTAGTTCTCCATTTTTAGCCCTAAAACTTAGAAATTATAACTTAACTTCTCAAGATTATCCTTCATTCTTATCGAGCATTTCAAATCAAGGAACCGGGCGAGCCTACCAAGACTATATTCGAGATTTTTATGTCACACCATATATTAGAAATTTAACTTCAAATTCTTTTAATATTTTAAGTTTAACTGATTTGGGAAGAGAACCTCAAACAAGTACAAAGTCTCAAGGTCTTTTACAATTAGTTAATAATGCCCCTAATGAACCATTAGTTATTGATACATATCCATTTACAGACCCAACATGGGTATCGACAAATATGGCGAATAGTACAACCAACACTAAAAATTTTGTATATAATACGAATAGAGTGTTAACGGTGTTTGAAGATAGGGATGTTATTTCAAACTTCAATAGTGTTTACGATTATAGTAAAAATAGACCAGTCACAAACTTTTCATATTTAAAGGTTTCTAATCCGACAAATCAAATAACCTCTATTGGTTTATCAGGATTTTATAACATAAGAAAAGACCCAACATTTTTTATTCCTACCGAAGGATTCGTAAATTACTTTTCACCAAGTAAGAACTTATCAGTCGAAACCACAACTTCAATGTTGAACACACCATATTTTATTAATGCAATTCAAAATGGGGTGTATAATTGGAGAAGAAAGGACCCACATCCATACACACAAGCGGCTTACTTATTTATTAATTCATTACCATTAGCGTCCTTAAAAGAAAAATATAAGACATTAGACGCTTCAAGTGACTTAGATTATATCGCTACTTGTTTTAAAAAGTTTGGCGCGATACATAAGATGCCATACGCTTGGGTTTTGAAGATGGGTTCAATATGGCATAGATATAAAACATATAAGGCAAGTAATGTTGATATTTTAGATTCTGTTTGGAAAGACTTTAATTATAAAGAAAACTTTGACCCAATAGCCAGTGCCGATACAAAAACATATACTTTTAATTTTGACGGAACAAATAATATAACACTACAAAACACTTCAAACAATATTAATAGGATTCAAACAGGATTTTATCCAAAAGTTATAAATGACTTTAACGTATTTTACAATGGGTATGATTTGTATAGTGGATACACAAATGATGAAATACAAAAAAGTGTGGATAATGGTGTTAAAGTTTATAATTTTACGGATTCAAATATTAATATCCAAAGTGGGACATCATATTCAAATATTCAAACATGGTCTGTAGTAATACCTAACGGTATTTTTAGTCTAACAAATGTTGGGTCGGTTTGTAATCCAAGTAATAACACTCTTTCTGATACATATTATATTGCTCCATCGTTTGGAACTCAACTTAACCAAGTAAGTGTTGAATGTATTAGTAATAATGTTCAGGTTTGTCCTTTCATTAATAATCCTTCAATATATAATGGTTCTGTTAGATTACTATGGTCAGCACCGAACTATGGATATTTTAATAATAGTGAAATCTCAAAACCACAACCGGATTCATATGTTAATAAAATTAAAACTGGTTCAGAACAACAATCTTCGTTTAGGTTATTGATGGACAAAGATTATTCTAATATAGAGGAGATATTTTCAGTTTTCAGTAAAGATATTTTGGATAAATTTGAACAAGAATTCTTAAATTTCTCTAAACCGGTTGCTAATATTGATTTAGGTCCTCAAGTCGTTGTTCCTATTGGTGTATCACCTACTGACCCAAATGGGTTATTTAAAAACTTCCAATATCTTTTTAGAAATTTAATGGAAGTTAATTCCAATAATCCTTCAGTTACAACCGCAGAGTATTTTAAAACAATTGGAGAGGCCCAACTAACGGTATTTTCAAATACCATAAAATCGTTTTTAGAGTATGATGTTATTTTAAAATATGGTAACCCCGCACAATATAACCGAAGAGTAATGGATTCTTATCTCGCTCAAGGAGGAGGTAATAATCCAATTGTTGACCCAATAGTTTTTAACCCATATGTTAGAAATAGTTTACCGTCTAAATTAAATACTACTACTCTTGCGGCATCTAAATCTAGTAATCCACAAGCTTGGTTTGAATTGGAAACTCAAGTCGGGTTCTCAACAATTACTAATTTAAAATATACTGATTCTGGTTCGTATATTACAGACTTTTTCATTGATAATGATATTGAATTTACTCAAAACAATGTAATATTATTGGTACCAATCATTAAAATGTTTGCAACTCAAAAATTATATACACCAACTTTATCAAGAAATGAATTTAAAAATAGATTACAAATTTATCTAAATTCGACAACTGAGTTTCAAAGTAATCTCTTAAACTTGATATTAAGTCAAGTTAGAGGTAACTTACCTGACCAACAAGAATTACCTGAAAGAGTTATTCAAAGTTCAATTGATGGACAACAAAGTAAAGTTGAAAATTATGAGGTATTTAAGGCATTAAATGATAAGTGGGTTGCTGGTTCTGATTATACATCTAAAACTTTATTTGAGGATGTTATGTTCTTAGATAGGGCATCAAGAAATATTGGAGACACAATTCTTGTTGATATATTTGATTTGAAAGACACATTAAGTGAAAATTCTCTTAATATGGAAATGAGTGTGTTCACATTTTTAAGCGGTATTTTAATTAAAAATAAATTTAATATCATGCCACTTCCGGCGTATGTTAATTTTTATAATATACAGGAAGTTGACGGAACAACAACGGCACAAGCTGACGGAAGTTTAGAATTTGCTGACAATATGTGGGGAACATTTTTGAATGTTGATTATAGAAAATCGGGACCTAAAATGATTTGTTTTTATGCTGGAATGCCTTCATCTTACTTGGCATTACCAAAAGGTAATTCAAGATTTAGAGACGACGCTTTTGATTTAAGAAGAGCCTCGGATAATCCTTTAATTGAAAATCAAACAAATAAAAAAGATTGGGCGGTATCAAACAAGTGTGTTGGATTTAATGTCGATTTTGGTATTAGAAATCAAAATATTTTTACGTCACTTCAAGTTTCTATGGATAGTGGTAAGGCAACATCGGAAACTATTGAAACTCAGTTAAATATGGTTAATCAAGCTTCAGGTAGAAATGTTGCAACACAAAATGTTGGTCTATATAACTTGTATAAACAGAGAAGTTATGGTTGTCAAGTTCAATCTTTAGGTAATGCATTATTACAACCTACAATGTATTTTAATTTAAGACACGTCCCAATGTTTAACGGGCCTTATTTTATAACTGAAGTTAATCATAACATTACTCCCGGTAATTTTGAAACAACATTCAATGGAGTTAGACAAGGTATTTATGATTTACCATCAATTGATAGTTTCTTACAGAGTGTTAATCAAAATTTATTAACTCAAATTGAAACTATAGTTAAGAATAGAAAAGATAGTGTCACCGGAAAAGCAATTACCAATATAGATAAATCTAAATACATAACCCAAACTGCTAATAACACTGCGGCCGCTCAAAATTCATGTATTGTAAATTTACAAGGAACTCCATATGTTACTTGGGCTGACGTACAAACATCAGTTAGTACGACCATAACTCCACAAGAATTTGCTAATGAACTTATAAAGAAAACTAGTAACGTGGAATTACAACAACTAATTTACTCAATATGTTATGTTAATACGTTCCCTCAGAAAGGTGCTAAGTTTGAAGGGTATAACAACAATTATGCTAATATAACATTAACTAATGACTATGGGTATAGTGCGGGTGATTTCATACAAAAAAAATGTGCGTGCGTTAATATCTCAAATTCAACTGGTAACCCAACATCACAACCAATTGCCATTTTTGAAACAATTGGTAAGTTTTTTGATTTTATGATTGCTAGATTAAGGGCAAATGTTAATAGAGTTTATGGTGAAACCAATATTGGTGTTCCTAAATATTATGTATGTTATTGGCCGGTATCAAAAATTTCGGAATCATATTACGATAGTCATTTGAGTGAATATAGTGAATTAATAAAAAGATTTAATGCTTCTTTTGATGCTGCCAAAGAAGTTGGAATAAATGTTGCAAAACCTATAACACCAACCACCCCAACCACAACACCAGTACCAAATAATTTAAATACAACCACAACGGTTGTTCCATCTTGTCCTTCACCTACCATAACATCATTCTCACCATTAACAGGTATTAGTGGAACTATATTAACAATAGTTGGTAAAGATTTAGACCAAATAACGGGAGTTACAATTAATAATGTTACAACAAATAGTAACATAACGATTAATAATCCATTTAATATTAGTGTTGTAGTACCATTTAGTAATACACCGGTTCAACAACAAAATCCAATAATAGTTAGAGGAGTTAATGGAAATGCTACGAGTCAAAGTGGATTTACATATAATCCAGCTCAGGTTACACCAGTCCCAAGTAATTCTACGAATACAAATGTACAACCACAACAATCCGGGCCTGTTACTTTAAATGCTCAGACACAAACATCTCCGGGTGGAGTCACTCAACAATTAACGGTTTCGGTTAACCCACAAGCTGCGGCATTAAACACATGGGTTTTAGAACAAAATGTCACAATGATTATTTCTGTTTACAATAATTCCGTTGTTAACAATGTTACAACGCAAACATTAAATAGAACGGTAACAACAACGGTATCTAATTATGTTTCGGGTAATGTGTTCACCATGACTTATAATAATGTTGCAGATATGTTAGTTAATAACCCAATACCTCAATTCCAAACAGCACCTATTGAAGATGGTCAAACCGCTAATATTAAATTTACGGTTACTGCGGTTCCTGTGGATAAAGTTGAAAACCCTCAAAATGTGTCACAAACATTTAATTTCGCATTTACACCAATATCCTCAACAACACAAACAAAACCAGGTGCATTATTTAAAGTTTCCGAAACATATGGAGGAAATGTACCAAATTTTAATGGTAGTGATTACTACAATATTAAAAAACCTACTGGAGGATACATTACATACCAATTTACTTGTACAAAACTAATTTCTAAGGGAAAAGTTGAAGTATATTCAATACCTGACCTTGTTAAACAAAATATTACGATAACCAATAACTCAGGCACAAAATACACAAATGTTATTGAATTTAATACTTTAGGAACATTCCAACTTTCGGTTGAGTACACATCAGAAGATTATGTGGGAACCAATACAACTTTATTAAGCTTTGGTAAACCAATTTCTGTATTTGCAACATCACCACCATTCACTTTATAACATAACGATATATTTATATATAAAAATAATTTTATGAATTTAAAAGCAACATTAGACAACTATCTTGGAAAATCGGTTAGATATTCTGAAGAGGACAATGGAGACGGAACTAAACAAGTTTGTGATTTAGATACTGGTGATTGTTATGTGGTTAGAGAAAGAGACGGTCTGATTGAAAGAGCCGGACATCAAACAACTGCCAATAGAAGAGTTAGAGTTGAAACTTCAAGAGGAATTAAACAATTATTAAACGGATAATAAAATGAGTTTAGATAAAAAAATATTAGAAGAAATCCAAAGATATAAAAGTATTAATAACTATATCTCAGAACAGGATGCAATTGATGATTTAACTGCACCATTACCTGGAGCTGAAACAGCACCGGCACCCGGAGCAGAAGCAACACCACCGGCATCCGGAGCAGATACAACACCACAACCAATTGATGTTGAAACTGACCCTGATGTTGAAAAAATTGATGATGAAGGAAAATCTGAAGAAGGTGAAGAATCTGATTCGGAAGAATTGGACATCACCGAATTGGTCGATGCTCAAAAAAATATCTCAACCAAACAAGATGATTATTTTGAAAATTTATTTAATCAATTAAATAGTTTGGAACAAAAATTGGGTGAGATGGATACCATTATGAATAAACTTAATTCACTTGAAAATAAAATTGAGAAATACAGAGAAAAAACACCTCAAGAAAAATTAGAATTAAGAAGTTATGACTCATACCCATTCAATCAAAAACTATCACAATTTTTTGATGACAAACAAGAGGAGATGGAAAAAACAGGAAAAAATGATTATGTTTTAACATCAGATGATGTGACAGACATAAATGTAAGTGATATCAAAAATTCATTTCAAGGTGGAGGATTTAAAGACGATTTAAAATACAGATAAAGAGAAAAAAAATAAATGAGAAAACCACCCAAAAGGTGGTTTTTTTTATTTGACAAAGAGACTAATTTCAGTTATTATTAACTTAATTATTATAACATTTAAAATTTAAAACACATGATGAGTTCATTAGACGCCGTATTGGCACAGTACGAAAAAGCACAACAAGCAGGGGGCGGGGCCCAAAGTAAAATGTCTCAAGATGAAAGAATGAAAAAGTATTTCGCTCTTATTCTTGGGGAAAAAGAAAAATCAGGACAACGAAGAGTTCGTATCCTACCAACACAAGATGGTAGTTCACCATTTAAAGAAGCTTGGTATCACGAAATCCAAGTAGGTGGACAATGGCAAAAATTCTATGACCCGGGAAAGAATGACAATGAGCGTTCTCCATTAAACGAAGTTTATGAGGAGTTGATGTCTACGGGTAAAGAGTCTGACAAAGAATTAGCAAAACAATATAAATCTCGTAAATTTTACATCGTTAAAGTTATCGATAGAGATAATGAAGCAGATGGACCAAAATTTTGGAGATTCAAACATAACTATAAAAATGATGGTATCTTGGATAAGATTATTCCTATTTGGAGAAACAAAGGAGACATCACAGACCCTGAAAAAGGTCGTGACCTTATCATTGAACTTGCAAAGTCTAAAACACCGGCAGGTAAAGAATATACAAGTGTGTCGACGATTATGTATGATGACCCGACTCAGGTTCATGAAGAAAAAGAACAAGCTAACTCTTGGATTAATGATGAATTGACTTGGTTGGATGTTTATTCTAAAAAACCTGTTGAATATCTTGAAGCTATCGCTCGTGGAGAAACTCCAAAATGGGATAGTGAGAAAGGTGGATATGTTTATGGTAATGATACAGAATCTACCACAACTATGGGTGGCTCTAAAAAAACAGAAACAAAAACAACAATCGTTGACCCTCAAGTAAATGATGTGGTCGATGGTGATTTACCATTCTAATAACTCATCGAAGACATTCTCAAAGACATTTTGTCCTTGAGAATGTTTTTTTTAAATAAAAACAAAAATTATGGCAATAAAGAAAAATGATTTCAGTTCGTTGAAGAAAAAGTTCTCAACATCTGCAAAATATAAACCACAAAGATTTTTTGATTTGGGTCCTGACTTCTTGGATGCGGTAGGATTACCAGGTCCGGCAATTGGACATTTGAATATGTTATTGGGTCACTCTGATACGGGTAAAACAACGGCATTAGTTAAAACTGCGGTTGACGCTCAAAAGAAAGGTATTCTTCCTGTATTCATTATTACAGAACAGAAATGGAGCTTTGAACATGCTAAACTTATGGGATTCCAATGTGAAGAAGTTGTTGATGAAGAAACAGGTGAACTTGATTGGGATGGATTCTTTATAATAAACAATAATTTTGAGTATATTGAACAGATTACAGATTACATAAATGAATTATTAGATGCTCAAGAGAAAGGTGAGTTAGATTATGATTTGTGTATAATGTGGGATTCGGTAGGTTCAATTCCGTGTAAAATGACTTATGACGGAAAGGGAGGTAAGCAACATACGGCAGGTGTTCTATCAGATAAAATTGGTATGGGAATCAACCAAAGAATATCAGGTTCTCGTAGAGCAGATTCAAAATATGAAAACACTTTAGTAATTGTTAACCAACCATGGGTGAGTTTACCTGATAACCCTTTTAGTCAGCCTAAAATTATGTCTAAAGGAGGTAATGCGGTTTGGCTTAACTCATCTTTAGTTTTCCTATTTGGAAATCAAAAAGATGCTGGTACTTCTAAAATTACCGCTACAAAAGATAAACGCTCAATTAAATTTGCAATACGAAGTAAGGTGTCTGTCTTAAAAAATCACATATCAGGATTAGGTTATGATGATGGTAAAATAATTGTTACGCCACATGGATTTTTGGCTGGTAAAGATTCTACTGAAGAAAAATCTAATATTGAAAAATACAAAAAAGAGTATGCGGAATATTGGAAAGACATTATTGGTGTTGATGGTGATTTTGATTTGAAAGAAGAATTTGAGGAAGATAAATAAAAAAAGTTGTAATTATTCTACTTTTATTATATTTGCAGATATTTATTAATATGGGAAGAAAGAAAAAAGAAGAAATTGAAAAAAAAGTTAAGATTGGAGTTTCGGTTGACCCCGAGCTTCCACAATACTTTAAAGACAAATCTATTAATCTATCTTCTCTTGTTAATAAGTTGTTAAAAGAATATATTAAAAATGGAAACTAAAGTTTGTAGTAAATGTTCTGTTGATAAACCACTATTGAAATATAATGTATGTTCTAGAGTGAAAGATGGGAGGAAAGCTGAATGTAGAGAGTGTCAAAGACTTGGAACTAAAGAATATAAGTTTAAAAATAAGGAAAAAATAAAAGAATATAATTCTAAATGGAATTCCGAAAACAAATCCTATTATCAAGAATATCGTAAAATATGGGAGGTTAAAAATTATGATAAAGTTTTAGAAAAAAGAAAAAGATTCAAAGAAAAAAATCCTAGTTATATTAACAATTATAATAAACAAAGGAAAAAAGAAGATATCTTATTCAGGCTTATATCTGATATGAGAAATTCTGTTAATCGATACCTGAAATATAGGTCAAAAAAAACTTTCGAAATCGTTGGATGTACTCCGGAATTTCTTAAGGAACATTTAGAAAAACAATTTGTTGATGGCATGACTTGGGAGAATAGGGGTGAATGGCATATTGACCACAAAATTCCATTATCTTCTGCGAAAACAGAAGAAGAACTTTACAAGTTGTGTCATTATACAAACCTTCAACCATTATGGGCTGAAGAAAATTTGAAAAAAGGTAACAAAATTATTGTCTAACCAATAAATGAAAAAAATTGAAAAAAACATTATTAGTCGATGGAAACAATGCTCTTTTAATAGGGTTCTACGGGGCTAGAGATTTATACAACAATGGTGAACACTTAGGTGGAATTTACCATTTTATTAATACCTTAAGAAAATTTCTTGAAGAACATAATCACGATAAGGTTATCGTCTTTTGGGATGGAGAATCAAACTCATCCATTAGAAAGTCCATTTACCCCCAATATAAAGCGAACCGAAGACAAGATATGAACGAGTTCAAATACGAGTCGTATCTTCAACAAAAAGTTCGTGTAAAACAATACTTGGAAGAAATCTTTGTTAGACAGGTTGAGATGGTTGATAACGAAGCCGATGACCTCATGGCATTTTACACACAAATCGCAACCGATGAGGATATTATAATCTTCTCTGCGGACAAAGACCTCACCCAACTTATTTCCGAACGAGTAACCATTTATTCACCAATTTCAAAACAATATTACAAGAATGGTGATATGATATCAATTAATAAAGTTGATATTCCCCACTATAATGTGTTGTTAACCAAAATCTTTACTGGTGACAAATCCGATAACATTTATGGTATTGAAGGATTGGGAGAAAAAACATTGATTAAATATTTCCCTCAAGTGCAGGAGAAACCATGCACTATCGAAGAAATCTTGGACTACGCACGAAATATCGAGCAAAAGAAACCTATTAAAACTCTGAATAATATTTTGACTGGTAAGACAAAATTGTCTATACTTGGAGAAGAGTTCTATAATACGAACAAAAAAATTGTTGACCTTAAAAACCCCCTAATTACAGATGACGGAAAAGACTTAGTAGAACAGATTTTAACAGACGATATAGACCCTACAGATAGGGGATATAAAAACTTAATGAGAATGATGATGGAGGATGGTCTCTTTAAGTATTTACCAAAAGACGATGACGCTTGGGTAAATTTCCTCAAACCATTTATGAAATTAACAAGAAAAGAAAAAAGAAACACAAACAAAAATTAAAAATTATGGCAGAACAAGAAAGCACAAAAATTGAATTTTTATTGAAATTGAATGATAACATTATTGTTCAAAGATTTTTCAATGTGAGGGGGTTTAACCCAAAAGCAAAGAATTCGTTGGAATTACATTATTTTATGAAATATTTTAAAGATGAACTCCAATATCATTTGAAAATGAAAACCGTAACTTATATGATGGACAATCAAGATTTAATATCAAATGACCCAACAGTTATGAATACATCGTTTACCGATGGTCCGGAAATCTTCAATATGTATATAAAAATTGGAGAACAGACAATTTGTCATAGAATGTTTGATGGAAAATTATTTCCGCCAAAAGTTCGTTATACGGTTGATATACGACCTATTTTGAAAGATGCCCTTCGTGAATTGACTGACATTTTTTCCTCAAAAAAATTAAATTTTAATTATTTGGAGTTTGACTTGAGCAAGTAACTATTTAATAAAACAGGTAAACTTACAAACGATATATGAACAAGAATTTTGACTACTTAGGTAATACATTTCAAATACAACTTTTAAATCAGATTATAGTAGATAAAGAATTTTCAATGACAATTATGGATGTTATTGAAAGCTCTTATTTTGACAACAAATACTTCAAAATCATTTTACAAATGGTTAAAGAGTATTATGTGAAATATCAATCAACACCTAATTTTGATACTCTTGAGCAAATCGTTAAATCAGAAATCTCACAAGAATTGGTTGCAAAAATCGTTCTTGATACTATTACACAAATTAAAGACGCTCCATTTGAAGGAACAATGTTCGTTCAAGAAAAGGCGTTGAAGTTTTGTAAACAACAAGAACTCCAAAAGGCGATGGATAAGGCTCAAAAGATTATCACTGAAGGTGATTTTGAATCTTATGATAAGGTCGAAGGATTGGTTCGTGAAGCATTACAAGTTGGAGAAAGAGAAACCGGCTTAACCGATATCTTCTCCAATCTTGATAGTGTTTTGGATGAGGATTTTAGACACCCAATACCTATGGGAATACCTGGTATTGATAAGTTATTAAAAGGTGGTTTGGCTAAAGGTGAGATTGGGGTTATCCTTGCTCCAACCGGAGTTGGTAAGACGACCATCTTAACTAAAATTGCAAACACTGCATTTAATCTTGGGTATAATGTTCTTCAAATATTTTTTGAAGACAACCCAAAGATTGTTCAAAGAAAACATTTTACCCTTTGGACTGGTATTGAACCGGATAATTTGGTTCAACATAAAGAAGAGGTTATGGGTAAAATTACTGAGATTAAGGAAACAATGAAGAATGAGTTAATCTTGAAAAAACTCCCTTCAGATTCAATAACAATGAGTCATATCAAAAATCAACTTAGAAAAATGATTGCTGATGGAACTAAAATTGATTTGGTCTTGTTAGATTATATTGATTGTGTGGTTCCTGAAAGTTCAAGTAAGGATGAGTGGAAAGCTGAAGGGTCGGTAATGAGAGGTTTTGAAGCAATGTGTCATGAACTTAATTTGGTTGGTTGGACTGCAACACAAGGGAATAGGTCTTCAATCTCATCTGAGGTTGTAACGACAGACCAAATGGGTGGGTCAATCAAAAAAGCACAAGTTGGGCATGTTATTATATCTGTTGCCAAAACATTGCAACAAAAAGAAATGAATTTGGCAACAATTGCAATCACCAAGTCACGTCTTGGTAAAGATGGTGTCGTTTTTGAAAATTGTAAATTCAATAACGAATTACTTGAAATAGATACTGAAAGTTCTGTAACATTCTTGGGATTTGAAGAACAACAAGAAGAAAGAAAGCGTGATAGAGTTAAAGAACTTTTGGAAAAAAGAAAATTAAGAGAACAACAAAATAATTAAATTATAAAAAATGGAAAAAATATTAAAAGAAAATCCCAACCGATTTGTTATCTTCCCAATAGAACATGATGATATTTGGGAGTATTATAAGCAACACCAAGCAGCTTTCTGGACGGCAGAAGAAGTTGATTTAACAAATGATATCCGTGATTGGGAAAATTTATCGGATAATGAGAAATACTTCGTTAAGAATGTTTTATCGTTTTTTGCTGCATCAGATGGAATCGTTAATGAGAATTTAGCGGAAAACTTTTTGAAGGAAGTTCAATATCCTGAAGCGAAATTCTTTTATGGATTTCAACTTATGATGGAGAATATTCACTCGTTAATGTATTCACTTTTGATTGATACATATGTTTCAAATCCTAAAGAAAAAGATGAGTGTTTCCATGCGATTGATAGATTACCGGCGGTTCAGAAGAAAGCATCATGGGCTCTCGATTGGATTAAGAATGCATCTTTCCAAGAAAGATTGGTTGCGTTCGCCGCGGTTGAAGGTATCTTCTTCTCAGGTTCATTCTGTTCAATCTTCTGGTTGAAATCAAGAGGAATCATGCAAGGATTATGTAACGCTAATTCATTAATCTTTAAAGACGAGAACTTACATTGTGATTTTGCAATTCACTTGTTAAATAATCACATAGAGGATAAACCAAGTGAAAAAAGAATTAAAGAAATCTTATTATCTGCTTTGGAAATTGAAAAAGAATTTATCACAGAATCTTTACCGGTTTCACTTATTGGTATGAACTCAAACTTGATGAAACAATATCTTGAGTTTGTTGTTGACGGACTTTTGGTTAAACTTGGATGTAAAAAAGAGTTTAATGTTGAACAACCATTTAAGTTCATGGAACAAATTGCGGTTGAGACCAAAGGTAATTTCTTCGAGTCAAGAACGATGGAATACCAAAAGGCAAAATTGAACGAAACAATAACATTTACAGAAGATTTCTAAACCATATAAATTATGATGTCATTAAGAATTAAAAAAAGAGGTGGAGAGGATGCTCCCTTTAATCCTCAAAAAATTTACAATAGAATTAAAAGAGCGGCAAAAGGATTAAATGTTAATTCTGACGAGATTTTTATAAAAGTAATAACTTCAGTTCCAACTGAAGGTTTGATTACAACTAAAGAATTGGATAAACTTGTTTATGAAATCGCTGCGGCATATACGGGTAGTCACCACGACTACTCAAGACTAGCATCATCAGTTGCTATTTCAGCGTATCATAAGGAAACTAAAGATAGTTTTTCAGAGACAATGATGGAACTCCATGAAACGGGGGTGGTTAATGACAAGTTTATTGAGACTATCAATAACTACGGACCGGAAAAAATTGATGAAGTTATTAATCATGAGAATGATTATAATTTCGACTATTTTGCTTGGAGGTCATTACAGGAAATGTATTTGTTAAAAACACCACAAGGTAAAGTGATTGAAAGACCTCAACATATGTATATGAGGGTTGCGATATGGGTTACAAATTCATTTGAAGAAGCGATGGATTATTACAATTCATTATCGAACCAATTAATATCACCAGCAACTCCAATTATGATTAATTCGGGGACTAAAGTTCCTCAATTGGCTTCTTGTGTATTACATTACAACAATTCAGATTCTCGTAATGGTTTATTACAAACTTTGAATGATATCTCAACTTATTCTTCGGATGCTGCGGGTATTGGATTATCAATGTCTAATATTAGAAGTAAAGAAAGTAGAATTAATTCATCAGGTGGATTTGCCGGTGGATTATTGAAATACCTTAAGATTGTTAATGAGTCATTGAGATTTTTTAACCAACAAGGAAGAAGACCTGGTAGTGCGGCGATTTACCTTGAACCATGGCATAAAGATATTATTGACTTACTTGAAATTAAAAAGAATACAGGTGCTGAGGAGTTGAGGGCAAGAGACTTGTTCACGGCATTATGGATACCGGATAATTTTATGAGAGCGGTTAGAGAAGGTGGAGATTGGTATCTATTTTGTCCTAATGAAATTATTAAGGCGGGAATTAAACCACTACAAGAATGTTATGGGGATGAATATGAATCAAATTATGATAAAGCTGTTGAAATGGGACTTGGAAAAAAAATCAAGGCTCAAGAGATTTGGACAAAAATTGTAGAGTCTCAAATTGAAACAGGAGTTCCATATCTATGTTCAAAAGACAATGCTAATAGAAAGACAAATCACCAAAACATTGGAGTAATCAAACAATCTAATCTTTGTAATGAGATTTACCAATATACGGATGAGAAAACTACTGCAATTTGTACCCTATCATCAATGGTGTTAAAGAATTTCATTAAGGATGGTAAATTCGATTATAACTTGTTAATCAGTGAAGTAAGGAAAGTTGTTAGAGCGTTGAATAATGTGGTTGATAAGAATAACTATTCAACAGAAAAAGGTTTAAAAGGTGGTCTTGAACAAAGAGCAATTGCAATTGGAACACAAGGATTGGCGGATGTATTCTACTTGATGGATTATATTTTCACTTCAGAAGATGCGAAAACTTTAAATAAAAACATTTTTGAAGCAATTTATTTCGCAGCGGTTACTGAAAGTATGGAATTATGTAAGTCAGGAGTTAGAACTCCTTATAAGTTTTTTGAAGGTTCTCCGATGTCTAAAGGTATTCTTCAATTCGATATGTGGGGATTAAGTGAAACTGATTTATTTTTGGATTGGTCATTACTAAAAGAAGATGTTAAAAAATATGGTGTTTGTAATAGTTTGTTCACTGCTCAAATGCCTGTGGCGTCTTCAGCTAAGATTACAGGTTCATTTGAAATGACCGAACCAGCTCACTCTGCCTTATTTAATAGACGAGTTGTTGGAGGGGAAATATTAATCGTAAACAAATACTTAATTAATGATTTTGAGAAGATGGGTATTTGGAGTGAAGATTTGAAAAATGAAATCATTATGAATGAAGGGTCTATCCAAAATATTAATTTTAACAACTACCTTGACCCGGAAGATAAAAATTATCTTAAGAAAGTTAAAAGAGCTGAACACCTGATTAGTAAGTATAAAACAATTTGGGAGATATCTCAAAGAGAATTGATTGATATGGCGGCAGACAGAGCACCATTCGTTGACCAATCACAATCAATGAATATCTATATGGCTAATCCAACATTATCAAAAATTACATCATCACATTTCCATTCATGGGAAAAAGGTTTGAAAACTTTATGTTATTATGTAAGAACTAAAGCGATTTCAACAGGAGCAAAACACTTGGCGGTTGATGTTTCAAAAATACAACAAGTTAAAAATAAAGTCGAAATACCTAAAGTGGATATTATTAATACATCGGTTAAACCCGAAGATAGTCCATTTGAATGTTTCGGTTGTTCTTCTTAAAATAAAAATCCCAACATATGTTGGGATTTTCTTTTTTAATCTATTTATAAGAAAAAACAGAAGAGTATATTTATAGTTATGGCTAATGGTGTTACATATGGTATTAATTTTCCGTTTAGAGATTCTCTAAGAGGAGACTACTTACAATTAACAGAATTACAATCAGAAGAAATTAAAGCTGATTTAATTCATCTATTGTTAACTAGAAAGGGTTCGAGATATTTTCTACCTGAATTTGGAACAAGATTATATGAATTTCTTTTTGAACCATTTGATGGATTAACATTTAATGCTATTGAATCTGATATAAGAGATGCGATTGAAAACTTTATGCCAAATTTATTGGTTAATAGTTTAAGTATAACACCGGCCGACCCACAAGAAGAAGTTGATATTGCAACAGGTCAAAATTTTGTGGGAACAAGTGAATCGTCAGTATATCGATTTCCGGGAAAAGGAACTTCAGAATATACTGCAAAAATAAGGATAGATTACTCAACCAATGGTTCTACTTTTGGTCAAAGTGATTTTGTGATTATTAATATTTAAATAAGATGGCAAACAACAGAATATCATACGCTAGTAGAGATTATCAGTCGATTAGAACTGAACTTTTAAATTATACTAGAACATATTACCCTGAATTAATCCAAGACTTTAACGACGCTTCGGTATTTTCGGTATTTCTTGATTTAAATGCTGCGGTTGCAGATAATTTACATTATAATATTGACCGAAGTATTCAAGAAACGGTTCTACAATATGCTCAACAAAGGTCGTCAATTTATAACATAGCAAGAACCTACGGGTTAAAATTACCGGGACAAAGACCGTCTGTTTCATTGGTAGACTTCTCAATCACAGTCCCTGCTTTTGGGGATAAAGAGGATGAGAGATATCTTGGAACATTGGCTCGAGGGTCTCAAGTTGTTGGTGCGGGTGTTGTATTTGAGAATGTTTACGATATTGATTTTGCGTCACCATATAATGCTCAAGGATTCCCAAATCGTTTAAAGATTCCAAACTTCAATGCTAATAATATTTTAATAAATTACACAATAACAAAGAGAGAAATTGTTGTGAATGGTATTACTAAAGTTTTCAAGAAGGTTATTGGTGCGAATGATGTTAAACCTTTCTTTGAATTATTTTTACCTGAAAAAAATGTTTTAGGAATTACAAGTGTATTATTGAAGAATGGAACGAACTATACCAATACTCCTACAGTCGCAGAATTTTTAGGTTTGGATAATAGATGGTATGAGGTTGACGCATTGGCTGAAGATAGGGTATTTGTTGAAGACCCGACAAAAGTATCTGACCAACCGGGTATTAAAGTTGGTAGATATATTCAAACCCAAAATAGATTTATTACTGAATATACACCAGAAGGATTTAAAAAAATGACATTTGGAGGAGGAACCAATACTGCTCAAGACCAATTGAATCAATTTACAACTTTAGGTACTACATTAGAATTACAAAAATATTCAAATAACTTTTCATTGGGGTCAACTTTAACTCCAAATTCGACATTATTTATTCAGTATAGAGTTGGAGGAGGATTGGCAACTAACTTGGGAACAAATGTTATCAATCAAATTGGAACCGTATCGTTTTTTGTTAATGGTCCGTCAGAAACAACTAATTCATCTGTTGTTAACTCATTGAGATGTGTCAATGTAACCGCAGCGGTTGGAGGGGCAGGTATTCCATCATTGGAAGAAATTAGAAATTATGTTTCATTTAACTTCTCAGCACAAAAAAGAGCGGTAACCGTTCAAGATTATGAATCATTAATTCGAAATATGCCGGCTCAATTCGGAGCGCCAGCTAAAGTATCAATTACAGAAAATGATAATAAAATTTTAATTCAAATATTATCATATGACACTTCAGGTAAGTTAACAAACATTGTTTCAAATACTTTGAGACAAAATATTGCAAATTATTTATCAAACTATAGAATGATGAATGATTATATTTCAATCTTTAGTGCTGAAGTTATTGATTTAAGTTTGGATGTCTCAATAGTGTTAGATTCGGCTCAAAATTCAGGACAAGTAATTTCAAGTGTTGTTGATAAAATATCTGCATATTTTAATGCACAAACAAGACAATTAGGACAGAATGTTTATTTATCTGAACTTAGAAGTTTAGTTCAAAATACTAATGGGGTATTAACGGTTGCAAGTATGGATGTATTTAATGAGGTTGGAGGACAATACTCGTCAGCAGAAACTTCAATGACTTATAGGGACGAAGCGACAAGATTAATTGAACCTGTTGATGATACAATTTTTGCGCAACCTTCACAAGTTTATCAAGTTAGATATCCGAATAAGGATATTAGAGTTTCAGTTAAAAATTTCCAATCAGTTACTTTTTCATAAAAAGTTCACTTTATTTTTCTTTAGTTTATTATTTAGTGGTGTGAGCGTTTTAAAAATCTCTCATAAACTATTTATAAATTAAAGTAACTTGATGGGTCAATCATATAGAATAAGAACTGAATTAGGGGTTAATAAATCGATTAACGTACAACTAGACCAAGAGTTTGAATTTTTAGAGATTTTATCTTTAAAACTTCAACAAGAAGACATCTATACAAAAAGTTGTGCCGAATATGGGGTAGTTGTAGGTAGAGTAACTGCAAATAATGGATTCGGAATACCTAATGCTAGAGTTTCAATTTTTATCCCAATAGATTCGGTAGACGAATCAAATCCTATAATTTCAAGTATATATCCATATAAATCACCAAGTGATAAAAATGAAGATGGTTATAGATATAACTTACTTCCGTATGAAAAATCATATTCAACTCATGCTGCAACAGGGACATTACCATCAAGATTAGATGTTTTGACGGGTGGTACCGCAGTTGAAATTTATGACAAATATTACAAATTTAGTGTAAAAACTAATGAAAGTGGTGACTATATGATAATGGGAGTCCCACAAGGAGAACGGACTATAGTTATGGATGTTGACTTATCCGATATTGGAGAATTTTCTTTAACACCTCAAGATTTAATTAGAATGGGATTAGCAACCGAATCCCAAGTTGCCGGAGGAAGATTTAGAACATCAAATGATTTAAATTCTTTACCTCAAATTATTAATCTTGTTAAAAATTTAGAAGTATCTCCATTATGGGGAGACCCTGAATTATGTACTATCGCAATTAACCGAGTTGATTTTGATTTGAGAGATGATGCAAATGTCGACATCCAACCAACATCGGTATTCATGGGGTCAATTTATTCTACTGCTGACACATATAGAATTAGACCAAACGCAAAACCTGCGGATGATATGGGTAATCTTTGTGCATTAGTTGCGGGACCCGGACAAATTTTGGCGATTAGACAAACAATTTACCAAGATAATGATGGTAATCCTGTGTTAGAACAACATCAGTTAGAACAATCCGGAAATATTATCGATGGGAATGGAGTTTGGTTAACTGAATTACCTATGAACTTGGATTATTTCATTACCAATGAATTTGGTGAAAAAGTTTTATCTAATGACCCAACAATTGGTATACCAACTAAAGCAAAATATAGGTTTAAGATAAAATGGCAACAATCACCTGGTTTAACTGAACAGGTGAGGAGACCATACTATTTAGTTCCAAATATTAAAGAATATGGTTGGTCATCAGGAGGTGGAGGAATAAGTGATGTTAATGAGCAGCAAAGTTCATATTATTTTGGGTTGGCGTGGAGTGGATACACCAATGGATTTACAGGGACTCAAAAAAATAATAGACTAAACGAAATCATTAATTGTGAGGATACTTTTTATGAATTCCAATTTAACAAAGTTTACACAATTGCGGGATTAATTGATGAATTTAAAAATGGTGGAAGAGGAAACTTTATTGGTATAAAAGAAATTGATAGTCCGGATTGTGCGAACACAATTAATAAATTCCCGGTTAACGATGGTTTTAAAAATTTTGATTTAATTTACTTTATTTTTGCAATAATTCTTCAAATAATACAAATACTTGGAATCCCTTTATTAATAGTGTTTCATTTTTTAGCTTTTCTTTGGAATAATTTTGCCACACCAATTTTATTATTTTTTATTGGGTTGTTAGTTAAAGCTGCGGTTCAACAAGGAATTTTAGTTATTGCGGCAATTGCGGGTTCCGCGGCATTTGGTGCGACGCTTGCAATGATTGCGCCACACGCCTTACTTGCAATTTTATATAGCGTCAGTGCAATTTTCTTAACAATTAATTTTAGACAAATTGTAAGTTATACATTTGGTCGACTTAAATTACCTATGATGACATATCCTGATTGTCAATCTTGTGAGTGTGACCCTGAAACTACTGCTCCGGGAGGAGGAGACCAAGAGAGTGTGCCACCATCAGGATTTTTGACACAATTATCTAATGGGGGATTATATATTGATAATCTTGAGGTTAATTTTTTTGACCCTAGTGGAACTAATGAAGATAATGAAGATAACGCTCAATTAAGTGCGGTTACAATTTCACAAGCAATTTCGGGAAAATTTAGTAGGAAAACACCCACGATATATAAATCAACCTTTACAGAGCCATTTACTTTTCCTGACCCAATTCCGGATAGTAGTGGTGGTAAAAAGCTCATTGCCGCAGGTATTACCTTACCTCCGGGAGAAAGAGTTAATAAGTATAATACAAGAAAAAAATATTTTGATAATGTTAACAAAATAAAAGTAACGTTTAATTATCCAAGTAATATTGGAAAATCTCACGACGATAACACATTAACCGTTTTGGCGTCACAAGCTCTTGAACCAGGAACTCTATTAACTTTTATTGACCCTCTTAAAACTAAAGACGTTAATTTTTTATGGACAGGAACAACCTCAATCGGAGCTAATAAATTAACCGGAATTAATGGTATTATAAAAAATAATCAATTTAATGCGGATGTCATATATGCGAAAACACAGACAACTTCCGATATGGTTTCATATATCATACCATCAGGTAATTCAACTTGTTTTTTATCAATAACATTTGATGTGGTGTCTACGGGAACCACAACTTATTTTAGTTGTGCCAACGAAAAAGTAACGGTAACCGCGACAACAACTGGTTCTAAAACAATAACCAATGCAAATGGTATAGACATCACAACATTAGGAGGAACCGCCGAAATAAGTGGAATTACTTATGGACAGGCTTGTCAAAGATATATTTATCCTTCAGACCTTGAATATTATCAAGTATTAACTGCAATCACCATTAACACAAATGTTGACCCTGGCACCGGCAAGACAATTTATTCATTACCCGGTCAAGGAGACCCAACAAAAGGATTTTGGAATGATTTAATAGCGGATAATAAAATGTTTTTATTAGCAAACTGGGCTTTAGATGGTTATGAAAATTATGGATATGTTAAAGGAACGGATGCAGGAAATTTGATTGGTCGTTACACACCACCAAATACCCCTAGTTATAGTTTCCCCACATCAATACTTGACGGATTTAGTGAACAAGTTGTGTTGATTCTGCAAAGAGGGGTTGACCCATACTCACCAAAATTACCAAATAGTTATGGTATTGGAAGAATATTGGGTCACTCAAGTGAAAATGCGGTGGTGATATCGGGAATGACGAGAATGAATACACCAATTCAGCCATTACCTCCGACTTCAACTATTTCAGTACAAAACCATAAAAATGTTAATGAAATATTCTCGGGGTCACATTTTTATACTCCGGGAATTCCGAACAGTATAATACCAAATGCGTCATCAACTCCAGGTCTTGCTTTTTCATCCTATACTACGAGTAATGTAGGGTATTACGGAGCGTTAGATAGTCGATATACGACGACAACACCACCTCGATTAACTATCAAATCAGTTTTAAATCAAGTGTTTTATGGAAATGGAATCAATCAAAGTACTTTTGGTGAACAGAAAGCTGGAACTTTTGGGTTTAAAGCAGGTACGACAACTAGAAGTACTAATTATGGTGTCTATCCTATTTCTGTTGGAGGTCCCACAACCATGAAAGGGGTTGCGGTAACCCAACCATCACAAAATGTTTTTGGGGTTCAAACCACAACATTTACAAATAATATTACGTCTGTTAGTTATGGTGGAAATACTCTTTTAAACCCAAGTACTAGATATCGTTTGGATGAGGATTTATCCGGTGCTGCATATATGTTTAGAGGACCTTTGGAAGTGTTCCTTGCGGAATATAGGGTTGCTAAAACTGATTTTTATGGTTATAAAGCAACTGAAGGTCAACCTTTTAGTCTATATTTTAGTCCATTATTATTACCTGAATTTACAGGAGGTACCACAGGACCTAATGCCGGATTAACTATTAGTAACCCAACAACTCAAATGGTAATGAGGACTGACCGATTACCATCTTCTGATGAATTTGATGTTCAGAGAAGAGCAACAGATTTTGCGTTTTTAAATGGTAGTGTTGGATTATTGCAACAAAATTTGTCATTTGCGGTTTATTCTACCGAGGTTGGTTTAAGTTTTGGTGCACCTAGCTTTTCAACAGGTGCGGAACAAGTTACGGCGGATATTCAAGGTCAAGTATTACAAGCAACCGTTTTTGAAACTATGAATGATTGTGAAAAAATGGTTGGACTTGATTATTATGAAGGTAATGGTTCCACATTTAGAGTAAAACCTGGAGCATTACAAAATGATAATGTTGAAAACGGGTGTTATGTGATGATGAATAGACCATTATTAGATTTAACAAAAGATTTAGATACATTTGGAGAGTGGGGATATAGATTTAGATTTTATTATGGATTATGTAGGGGGGTTTTATCTCAATCATTTGTTAATAATTGGGTAAATGGGTCATTATATATGTTCCCGATGCAAATTGACACTTATTTCGACACTAATAATCAACCATTAAGACCTAGATTTGCTGAAGAAATTGTTTATTTTGATGATAAAACAAATAATTTCTATTATAGGAGTTCACCATATATAAATTCTATTAGTAACCCAAGATTTGTTGGTGCACCCACAAATAGCACTGCGGTAAATAAACGCAACTTATTGTTTCCAACAACGATAATAAATTTAGGATATAAGGATGATTTTTACGGGGAAGTATTATTCGACCCAGCAGCTAAAGGGTATATTATGAAAAGTTTATCACCAACGACATATTCAGATACTTCAGATTTGGTTAATTTATTTGTTATTAGTAGAATTACGGATAGTGGATTTTTAACTAGAATTTTATCCGGTTTAAATAGTTCACTTAATATCTTATTCTCAAGAAAACAACTTAGAATTGATGGTGATTTAGCTCAAGCTATGTCAATTAATTCAGAGTATGGTGTTATACCATTCTCACCACAATATTATAGTCCTGAAAGTGGTTCTGTTGTGGTATTACCGGGTCCAACTATGGGAGTTTTCTTTTCATCTACCACAATTGATTTACAAAATAAAGATTTTTTAAGTCCGGGAATTATTAATTTTAGGTCACCATTTAATTCTAATGTAAACACATATGAATATGGGATAAAATCACAAGTTGTCCCATTTTATCAATGGGGATTATTTACTGGTAACACTACAAATACAATATTTGGGAGTGAAAGAAATGATTGGGATACAAGTCAGAGTGCCTCGAATCTTAGTGAAGGTATTTTTAGTGAAAGATATCAATCCTTGAATAGAAGAAATCCTGATGTTCCGGGAAATCCAAGTTATTTTATGACTTCAAATGTGATAAGCTCTAGTGTTAGTGATATATATAAACGAGGTTATATCTTTGCGGTTAATTCGAATGGGGGTTATGCATATAGTCTTAACCCAAGTCTCTCAAATTATGCTGGAGGTACAACACCTAAATTTTTAGTTGGAGCTCCTAATCATTTTTATTTTGGTATAATCCAAGGTGAAACTGCATTGGATAAATTTAAAACAAAATATTCGGTTGATGAATAAGTACACAATTATTCCAAGTAGTTTACAATTTAAGTCGGCACCATTTGTTGACCAAGAAATTTCATTGTCTTTGGAACAACAAAGTCAACAGATTACTGAATATGATAGAAGTCAGAGTATTAGTTTGGCTCAAATATTTGACAATGAAAGACAGACCTGTTCAATATTTAGACCTACATTTAAATTAAATTATTTGTACGCCAACACTTATACAGGAACTACTGAATATATTCCATTTAGAAATACCTTATATTATGTTCAACCCGAACAATCTTCTTTTAATAATGTTTGGTTTGGGTACCCACAATATTATGAGTTTGATTTTTATAGACCTGATGTTAGTGACCAACATATTAGATATCAAGCAAAAAGTGCTTATACTTACAATTGGACTTATTATGTTAGTTATGCTCACCAAAACAATTATAATAAGAAATTATTTTATGAATTAAATAACACTAGTTTAACATGGACTGCTTCCGAAGGAATCCCATTCTCAATTTTTAACACAACCCAAAATGGAAATAGTGTTATTGGATTCCAATGTATTGCACCACACGGATTAAATGTTGGAGAATATGTTGAGTTGTCATTTGATTATGACAAAATAAAATTATTCCAAGTTTATTCATTAGGAAATGGTTTATTGGATAGTGATGAATATATTTTTAATATTTATAATGTTGGTTACCGCGGAGGAACATTCTCAAATCAAAAAACAGGTACATTCAAGAGAGTTATAAATCCTGAAAATATTTTGGAAACAAAATCAAAATATTATGTGAGAGAACATAAGATTTTAACAAATCTTGAGGATTGTGTTATGACAAAAAATGCGTTTGAAAAAAATGTATTTAATGAGGAAAGACAACTTGAATTAAGTTCAATTACACCAAATAAAATTACTAGAATTTCTCAAAAAACAAGTAGTAATTCATATAACATCACAATTAAACGTGACTTAGACCTTGCAAATGTATTGGATAATCAGAAAAGACCTGTTAGTGAGTTATTTTTAACCATAATAAATAAAGGTTATACGGGATATTTTAATTACCCGACAAATGGTAACATTGCGTTAAAACAAGGTTGGAAATTTAATTTAACTAATTCACCAAATTCTTGGTGGGACAACACTAATCCGGAATCAAATACTAAGATTCCAACATCAAGTTATTCATTAAGTAATAAAACATTTTATTATAATCAAAATTTAATTTCGGGAGATACCATAGATGGAGATTTTTGTGAGTGGAACGACTATGAACAATTGGAAAGGGTTATTTCTCCGTATTATCAAAAAATTAAATATAACCAGAGTGTATTTCAATCGTCTGACATTCCGGGTGATACTAATTCACCAGGGTTCTATTACCAACCACATACACCAATGACTATTAGAGTGTTTTCGGATTATATTGAAACAGGTGATTTAGAATTTATTGAAGGAATACCAAACTATGCCTATTTCTCCAATTCAGACCAACAATTTAGATGGAGAGATTTGTACACTTATGGGTTTAATGATAATTTAGGTAGAGGTGTTGATTATCCTTTTTTAAATTTTGCTCAATACCCATTTAAGGATGTTCAATTTAGATTGATACCTGAAGGAATAAACTATAACTCCGTAATAACTGGAGTTGATTTCCCAATAAAACCTTTGATAGATGGATGTGAATAAAATACAAATAAGGAAAGACGGATTTACAAATAAAGAATTGGTTATACCTATTCAATTAACTTGGGATTATCTTGGGTTAGACCAAAGTATTGATGAATATGAAGCTGAAATCATTAAACAAGTTACTGGCGATTATGGTGATTTTGAAGTTGATAGATTCGCTCATGCTCCAATAACCATTCAAGACCCGTTAAGTAATACACCTTTTGAGTTTACTGACATTCAGTATGAATTTAATTTTTGGTCAGGAGGGTCTTTAAATACTCCATTAAGTTGGAGCGGTACATACCTTTACGAAGGATTCACCACTCAAGAAATATATTATTACACAAATAATTTCTCAAATTCTTTTTTCAAGTTAGATTTATACGATAGTGTTGATGAAAAACAACAAACGAACTATATTACAATAATAATACCAACACAACAAGGGTTAACTCAGGATGCTTTGCTGGATAGGACTCCCGTTAAAATTAAAAGACCTTATTTTGTTTTGGATTATGTCGGAGATAAAGAAGGGTTTTTTATCTATTGGTTAAAGAAAAGAAATTTCTTGGACATATCAACATTCTATATGACCGCAAAATTTTATGATGCTAGACTAGGGTTTTTCACAAAAATGATGAACATGCCTCAATCATCAATATCGGGAGATAAATACGTTTTTGATTATAAAAATTATTTCTATTATAGAGTTGACTTAGATTATGAAAAACAAAACTATCAAGTTTTTAATATAAACAAATATCAGAATATATATAGTAACTTAAATAACAGGGCGGGTGCGACTATACCCATAAAATGGTATGAATATGTTAATCCTCAATAATGGAAGATTTTTATAAAATAATAGTTTCACCTGAGACAATAAAAGGTGATTTATTTTTAGTAAATTTACAAGGAAACAATGTAAGTGGTAGTTCTACCGGACAAACTGTCGGTGTTTACTCTGCAATGACCCAAGTTCTTAGTTCCGGGCCAAACGGGTCTTCATTATTAACGGGGTTAACGGTTCCAATACTAATTAGACAAACCGCAATAGATGTAGGATATTATAGTCCGTTTGACGGAGCGGTATTACAAAAAGATGTTGTTACGAATTTTATATTCTCATCAACAACTTCAAATCCTTATAGATATAATATCTATAATACTTCAAGTGAATTTCAAAAATTTTTGGACTTATCTTCATATCAGGTAGATTGGGGTGATGGCTCACCAAAACAACGCATAACGACATATACACCAAATTCCCTAAATCATACATATCCTACGGCAAATAAAACATATACAATTACATTAGAACAGACAAATCCTTGGGGGATTACAAGAGTAAGTAAAACGATTACAACACCTTATACTAATGTTGTCCCAACCAATCCAAACGGTGAAGCATTTTTCACACCTGCTGGCGGTAACTGGGTTCAGACCCCTGTTAGTTACGATTATATATTTTCGGGTGACTCGGTTAATGAAGTTCAACCTCAAACATCAATTAATTATGTGACCATACCATATACGGTTTCCGGAATAACAAAATCAAGTATTACTGATTTGGCGTTATATGGGTCGGTGAAATATCAGGTTAATACACCTGTAATTAAGAACGGACAAATTTGGGGTGTAATTACAGATATAGACGATATTTTTACCGCCTATACTATTAACTCCGTTAATTACGTTGATTATATTGATGGGACAACAATATTTTTTGAACAATCTTCAGGTTTTACCGATAGTAACTTAACTGCAGTTCCTATTACTAAAGATGAGGTTTTGTTAAAAGTTGTTGCTCAGGCACAAATACAATCCGATATTTTTATTGAACGCGGAAAGAATTCTGCATATGAAAGAATTCAAAGATTAGGAGAAGTTGATAATTTAGGTGATATGATAAACTATGGGTATGGATTTTTTAATGTTGAAAAAAAGAACTAAACTATTTATAAATAAAAAGACAAAATGGCAATTGGAAGCTACGGCACGATAAGACCTTCAGACGTAAGTCCTGAAGATGTTCAAATCATAATGAACTATACACCATCAAGGGATGTTACGGATAATTTCATCCTAACAGAACTTGATGCTCAAACATTACTAAAACCATATTTTAATAATACAGAAACAGGTGGGAATGCGAATGTTGAAATTTTGGGGGGGTTATATAATTTAACATTACCTGCCGAACAATTTAACGCTCTTGGAATTTATACTTTATATCTAAGACCTGCTCAAATTAGAACCGTAATAACAGATTGTGGTGTGTTAAGTGCATTACCAAATGTTAAAGGTATTGTAATTGACATTACAAATGTACCGGTTCAATATCAGAATAAATTTGTTCCACAAGGTTTGGTTGGATTTAGAATTGAATATTTGAATCCAGATGGCTCAAAAATACCAAATTTCTTTAGAGTTGTGACTTCATCTTTCTTTTGTGAGCCGGTTGTATCTAATGAAGTAAATACAACTCAAAAGTCAATAAGATATAGATATGTTGATGGTAGTTCAAATTTAATTTTTTTAACACTATCACCATCATCTTCTCCGACAAATAAACCAAATGCAACACCTTTTATTGGACAACCTGACCAAAATATTATAATCACAAATACATTTTTCAATCCGGTTACATTAGAGGTTGAAATGGTTGAATATGACATATCATCTCTTGCAATTGCTCTTTATGGTAATCAGACTAAATCTATTGATGATGGTATCTACACAATTTACGATTCTGAAAATAATATTTACAGACAATACAATCTATACGAAATTAGAGACCAATTTAACGCTCTTCTTTATGAGGTTAGACAAAGTAGAGGAAATAATATTGATTTTAGTAAAAACTTCACAACAATAACGAGTTAATGGCGGTAGAGATAAAAAATACTAAATACTTTTATCCGCCGCGTCCTGGTAATGGCGCGGGGACTTTTTCTGACAACATTGTAGGATTACAAACCGTTGAAGGAGGAGGACTTACGCAAGGTAATTTTGAGTTTACTACGGGTGTAACGGAAAAGGTGAACAGAACCTTCAATGTCGGAGCTTTCTCCGAACCAATATCGTTAGACATGTTGGGTGTAGACAGTTTGGAACAAAGTAGACTAATACTTGCAACACAATTTAGAGTTTATCCTAATTACGATATTTCCCAAGTTCTTAATTTTTCAATGTATGGTTCACTATCTAAAAGATTTAGTGTGTCGATAACAAAAATTATTAATTACTTTCCGGCATCATTAGATGTAATGTTCACTAATGATGACTATGTTACAGGTAATACCGCTTATGATATTGTGTATGATAGGGAAGCTGATGAAACTTATTTTAAAGTAAATGTGGATAGAATTAGTAACCCTTTTGATATTGATTATTCTATAAACGCTACAACTAATTTAAACATCAGAGAGATTAGTGTATCACCATATAGAAATCTATATAATACTTACTTGGATTATTGTGTTAGTATTAATGATAATATTTTTAATATATTGGCGTTTGTTCCATCAGAAACATTATCATTAGGATACATTCAACTTTACGCTTCAGGGGCACCATTCGGAACCACCGCAACAACAATTAATGATGAGTTCCAAGTTAGACCCAACGACTATATCGTTGATAAAACTTTCCAAGAATCTTTTGACGAAGTTGAAAAATTCTTGGTTAATAGATTAGTAAGACCTGAATATACTGCAGTATTCCAAGTCCCACAACAAAATGAATATGGTCAAACATATACTGAATACAAACAAGTTACTTGGCCGAAAAAAGGACCTTGGAATTTAGATATTAGTTCATTTCTATTCGACAACTATCTTGAAGAAATTCAGGCAATTGCGATTAATTTAGATTCTTTCAAAACAAACTTAATCTCAAGATTTTTAGTTACAGATTCTTTAAAAGAATTTGATACTTTAGGTCAAAAAGTTGAAAAAATATTTCAAATCTATGGTAGAAGTTTTGACCAAGTAAAACAATTCATTGACGGATTAGCTTATATGAATTCGGTTAACTATAACCCTTCAAATGACATCCCTTCAGAATTGTTGGTGAATTTGTCAAGAACATTAGGGTGGTCATCAAACTTTTCTCCAATAACAAATGAGGATTTTTTAAGTTCAGTTTTTGGTAATACCTCAACTCCAACATATCCTGGATATGCAAGAGCCCTGACTCCAACAGAGTTAAATTATGCTTATTATCGTAATTTAATTCTCAATGCTTCCTATCTTTTTAAATCAAAAGGAACAAGAAGGTCAATTGAGTTTTTATTAAGATTAATCGGAGCACCTGATTCATTAATCGAATACAATGAGCACATCTATTTGGCTGACCAAAAAATTAATCTTGAACAATTCGATACTCAATGGGCGGCTATATCAGGTGGAACTTATGTTAATAATGTTCCTAGTTATTTACCAAATGACACATACAAGATTCAAGGAAATTTATATACCGCATTTACATCAAGTGCGATATACCAAGATGTTAATGTAAATTTAACTGATTACCCTATTGATACTGAAGGGTATCCAAAAGCACCTCAAAATACGGAAACATTCTTTTTTCAAATTGGTGCAGGTTGGTATGAAGTAACACCACAACATAGAAGTCCTGATGCTGTCCAAATAACCGGAAATGTATACACAGGGCAAAATTTTAATGTCCAAACTCAACTAACACCGTTCACTTATGGTCAGACTTATCTTAACCGATACCGAAACTTTCCATATATGAGTGAAGGTTTCAAATTACAAAAAGTTGTTGATAATAATAAATCTTGGTTATCTAGCGACGATAAAATAAGAATATCGACTCAAGGGGATTATAACGCTTATTATTTTGTGGATAATGAAAAATTAGTGTTGAATGTTAAAAATGTTGATATTTTCTTAAATCCCGCGCAAGGTCTCGTATATGATGTTTGGGACCAATCAAGACAATATGATTATCCAATACCTGAATCGGGATTAACGGTGGGATATCCGGTACCTGGAGGAGTCGATTGGACATACATTAATCCTGAACCAAAGAAAAAAACATTCTTTGAATTTTCTCAAACATTTTGGGAGAATATGATTAACACAAGAAATAGACAATATATTTCAGATGGAAAAACCGGAGGATACCCAACACTCCAATCAATCTTTTGGAAATATATCGAATCGGAACAAACAGTTGGATTACCAAATAACCAATATACTTATCAAAAGTTAATTGATTATGTAAATGGAATTGGACCATATTGGACAAAGTTGGTGGAACAAATGGTTCCTGCAACTACAATATGGAATGGGGGAGTTAGATTGGAAAATTCTATTTTCCACAAACAAAAGTTGGCGTATAGACGACAACGAGGTTGTGAATTTATTTTAGTTCCTGTCAATCCATGTTATATAAATTCAGGTATTTTTGATTACACTTGTAATTCAGAAGAGGCTACCTTTAACATTTATCCATGGTTTAATCAGGATATAAAAGTTTCAAACTTCAGTAGTATCTTAGGTTATACACTTAATAATATGTTATCACAACAAGGTTTAACCCTAAATGATTGTAACCAAAATTCAGTATTAACTGAATGGTATGTAGATTTAGTTATTGATGGGCAACAAATAATAAAAGAACTTTTTTATACTGGATACGGTATATTAGATGTCCCAACTCCAAATCAATGGAGATTTGCATTGCTTAATTATTTACCACAATTAATAAATTATGGATATTCTTATTCGTTTAATAGTGACAATTTAGTAAGTGGTAATATATTAACAATAACGAATTTAAATTGTTTGAATAATACAACAATTAGTTCAGTTTCACTCTATGTAGGAATAAACATTAATATTAATTGTGCTCGATAATGAATTATAATCTATTAATAACTGGAGATTGTCAAAGTAACGGTTCAGGCGCAATATCTCTTTCAATTAATGGTGGTAATGAACCATATATTGTCCAATGGACATTACTTACTACTCCTCCAACAAGTTTGGGGACAGATACAATAACATCTCTGTATCCATCAATAAGAACTTCATTAAGTTCCGGTAATTACCTAGCCACCGTTAGTGATAGTACTGCACCTGTTCAACAAACTTTAAATATTAGTATACCTGTATCATCAGGAGTATGTGCTAGTATTCTTGGAGTCCAAGGGACAACCTGTTCTTTAGATAATGGTTCGGTTACAGGAACCTCATCCTCAAATTTTTCAACTACACAATTTTATTTATATGATTCTAATGATAACGAAATCACGAATCAAAGTACTAATATAAATGTCAATGATGTTATTTTTGGTACTTTAAGCGCCGGAACGTATTATATGAAAGTGGTTGATATTGGAGGTTGTACAGGATATAGTCAAAATTTCATTATTGAAGACTCAACTCCTTTAGATTTTGGAATATATAATGTGCCAAATTCTTCTTGTGGAGGAACACCTATAGGTAAACTTTTTGTTACAGGAGTCACTGGGTCTCCCCCGTATAGTTATATTTGGTCTAATGGAGCGACAGGGTCTACGATAACTGGTCTAACTTCGGGAGCCTATTCGGTAACTGTTACGGATTCTTTAGGGTGTTCACAAACTAAAGGGGTAAATGTGGTTAATGTACCTCAAGTGGGTTTAGGTGCATTTACTGCAGTACCGCCAAGTTGTTTTGCCGCGGATGGGTCATTGACCATTCAAATTACAGGAGGTACTGCACCATTCTACTATTCTGCGTCCACAGGAGAAGTATCAATTCAATATGGGACATCTTGGACTTTAAATGGATTATCACCCGGGTTTTATTCTATCCAAGTTACAGATGCGGCACTGTGTTCATTTGTAGCAGGTACCACATTAATATCTCCTCAAGGAATGGTCTCCGTCACTATTGATACGAGTGGGTCAACTTGTTCAAGTTCTGACGGGTCAATAAAAGTATCTGTGGTTGGAGGTGTTACACCATACACATATACTTTAATTTATCCTAATGGTAATACAAAAAACATTGGCGGAAATAATACGGTTCAAATATTCCCAAATTTAACGTCAGGGACTTATTCAGTCGCGGTTCAAGATTCTTCGTCTTGTTATTACATGGAAGAGGTTACTTTATTTGCAACAGATACTTACACAATCTCAACAAATACGACTGGAACAACTTGTAATTTAAACAATGGAATTGTCTCGGTAACAAGAACTAATGGTGGAGTATCACCATATAATTACTCTTTGGATGGAATTCAGAATGTTCCAAATACCGCGTTATCTGCGGTTACATTTTCAAATGTTAGTTCAGGACAACATACCGTAACCGTTACGGATGCCGCGGGTTGTGTTCAAACCACTCAAGTTTATGTTAATCCAAGTAGTTCTTTAGATTTTAGTTTGTATAGTACATCTTGCGGAAATGGTTCTAATGGGATGATTAATGCTTTAATATCTTCAGGAACACCACCATTTACGTTTTATTGGTCAAATAATGTTATTGGCAATCCTCAAGAAATTCAAGTTGAAGGATTAAGTGCCGGTACATATACTCTAAGAATAGTTGATGATATAGGATGTTCTTTAGAAAGGTCAACAACTATAAATTGTGATAAACTCTATGTTTCCTACCAGAGATATCTTATGGGTGGGGAAAACTTTACAATAAATAGTCAAACCAAGTTTGGGTTAGTTCAAATGTTAAATGAAGGGTTTAAAGATTTGACAGTAGGACAAACCGGTTGCAATTTATTACAAAGTGTTTTTGATATAAAAATTTCAGTTAATCCATCAGGTTATAGTGTAAATGAAAGTTTCTTTACCGGTTATACATTAAACTCTGTACCTAGTGATAATTTATATATTAATACTCTTAGAGAAATGTTGTTAAATATTCCTGGAGTTGGAGGGGTAATTGTTAATGGAGATACTAACCAATTAACAATTAATACCATACCCGGAGATAATACATTAGTTGGTCAACAAATAATAGTTGAATTGGTTATAAATTATGATATTTTATGTAATTGTTCGCCACCTATTAATTTTGATATTACCGCTAATTGGAGTTTAGTTGGTGTGACAAATCAAGCAACATTCGTTGCATGGTTAACCTCCTTGGGGGCTACTTCTGTTAACGTTACCGCATTTGATTTAAATGGAGGTAAATTACAGGCAACTATTTCAGTTAATGGGATTACAACATTAAATTTAAATAATTTAGGCGTAACTTTGGTTAACAAAGTAGGGGGATTAACAGGTTTAAATACTTTGGATTTATCAGACAATAATATCGTAACATTTAATCCATCAATTGCGTTACCAACGACTTTACAAACTTTAGGTTTAAATGGTAATCAAATTGTAACATTTAATCCATCAATTGCGTTACCAACGACTTTACAAACTTTAGGTTTAAATGGTAATCAAATTGTAACATTTAATCCATCAATTGCGTTACCAACGACTTTACAAATTTTAGGTTTAAATGGTAATCAAATTGTAACATTTAATCCATCAATTGCGTTACCAACGACTTTACAAATTTTAGGTTTAAATAGTAATCAAATTGTAACATTTAATCCATCAATTGCGTTACCAACGAGCTTAGAGACATTAGATTTAGGGACCAACCAAATTGTGACATTTAATCCATCAATTGCATTACCAACGAGCTTACTACAATTATATTTAAATGATAATCAAATTGTAACATTTAATCCATCAATTACGTTACCAACGAGCTTGCAACAATTATATTTAAATGGTAATCAAATTGTAACATTTAATCCATCAATTGCGTTACCAACGAACCTGCTAGAATTATTATTGTATAATAACCAAATTGTAACATTTAATCCATCAATTGCATTACCAACGAGCTTGCTAGCATTATATTTAAGTAATAACCAAATTGTAACATTTAATCCATCAATTGCATTACCAACGAACTTACTAGCATTATATATAGATAATAATCAAATTGTAACATTTAATCCATCAATTGCATTACCAATAACCTTCAACTTATTAAGTTTACGAGGCAATCAAATTGTGGCATTTAATCCAACAATTCCGTTACCCAATAGTTTAGAGATTTTGGACTTAACAGGTAATCTCATGACAACCGCTGGTTATACTATTAGTGAAACATGGGCAAATGCTCAAACACCATTTACATCCGTTTGTGCTATTAGTTTTACGGGGAATGTTAACTCTATAACCGGTACTAATTTAGAGTCTATTTTGATATCTAAAAATTGTTCAATTATCCCATAGGTTGTCAAATTACTAAAAGTTAGTTAACCTTTTTCAGTTGAGTAACATGAAATGTCAATAGGAATTTAAACAACGGACGAACGAGTTGATGTGATTAAGAGGTTCAAAATTATTAATGATGATATTTATAATTTAAATACTCAGGAATCTTTAGTTCTTGGGCGAGTTATAGACAATGGTACAAATACGAATAACAAATATTTCGGGCGGAACTTATCCAATTGATGTTTTTATCTCAGATGTTTATGGGAATAATAAAAGTCATTTAACAACAATAACATCTGGTCCTGTACCGCCTGCGTTATTTTATACTACAACTATTCCTCAAATATTTGAGACGGCACCTGAAATATTGTTAACTTTAGTTGATGCTAACGGATGTGAATTATTTGAACTTATCCCATGTAGTAGCCCAACACCAACTCCAACACCAACTGTTACACCAACTCCGGGACCAACTAGTACTCAAACTCCAACGCCAACTACAACACCAACTGCTACGCCTACTCCAACTCCGGGACCAACTAGTACTCAAACTCCAACACCAACTACAACACCAACTGCTACGCCTACTCCAACTCCGGGGCCAACTAGTACTCAAACTCCGACACCAACTACTACTCCAACCTCAACGCCTACACCAACTCCAACACAACCACTTTATTATGCTTATTTATTTGCGGAACCTCAAAACTTTAATGATGGATTGGTGATAGATGATTATATGACCATTCAAAACTCGGCAACATGGGGAGGATATCAATTCTATGGTATACCAAGTAGTACAAATTACTCATCAAATCTTGATTTATATGCTCATTTCTCAGGATGGACTAGTGGTCTTGGTAATTACATAACGGCACCTCAATCGTTTGCTGGTTTAATTAGACAATCGTCTGGTTCAGGTACCGACACTTACGGATGTTCTCAAAATCAATATACTTTTGGAACAATTCCGGTTTCAACGTCTCAAGTTAATACTAATATACAATATTACTATTCTATTTGGGTACCATTGGCAGGGGTTGGTGGTAGCATGACTAACATGACTGTGGATATTGGTTCGGGAGGACCATGTACCTTTAATATAATAAATGATGGTATTCCTGATAGTATTGCGGGAACTAATGTAAATGTAACTTCAGGTGGAGCAATACCTGCAGGTAATTATAGAGTACTTTGGTTAGGTTCTTTCGCGGTACAACCATCGGCAGTTCCTCCACCACCATTATCTGTTACATTATACTTTAAAGGAGACACTAAAACTTAAAAATAAACAAAATATAGAATATGTCATTTCCATATAAAAATCCGATATCCGCAAGCCAAATTTCTGGAACGGAAAGTGCTTCAAGAACATCAACATTTGGTACTAACTTCTCAGTTCTCCAAACAGGGGGGTATATGGAAGTTTATGGTTTATCTGATTTGAATTGGTCAACTTATGGGGCAACAGGTTCAATCCAAAATTCTGGTAATACAATACCAATTCAATTTACAGTTGCAGGTTCTTTTAGTGCGTTAACCCTTAACTCAGACAACATATCTTCAGGTAGACGAAGATTAGGTATGCAGGTTCATGTACAAGAAACTGATACGGTATACCAATATACTATACCAAACTACAATACGTTATTTGCTGCACTAACAGGTTTAACTGGGTTATCCGCAATATCAGTTAGTGATTATTCAACAATCGTAAATACTCGTTCACAGGCTGGTAGAAATTTCATCAACGCTTGGACAGGTTCAACAATTGAAGGTGTTGGTGGTGTTAGTCGTAATGATGCAAGATGGAGAATAGTTTATGGAAGCGATGTTCAAATAACAGGAGGAACTTATTTTTCCGCAATTACAACTTTAGATTTATATAATAGTACGGGAGGGACAATCTCAATATCAGGATTTAATGGAACAGTTACTGGTGGGACATATAATAGCGGGACATCAACAATAACTTTAAATAATAGTGATGGTAGTTTTGTTAATATAACAGGTATCACATCAAACGCCGGTACTCTTACTGTTTATGATGCAACCTCAGGGGTGACGGTAACAAATGTCACAGGTATGACATTTTCAGGGGCTTCTGTAATTAATAACGGAGGTGGGAATGTCTTAATTAATATTACCGGTGGAACAAGTGGTAGTTCGGGTTCTTCAGGAACAAGTGGTAGTAGTGGAACCTCAGGTATAAATGGTTCAAGTGGAACTTCAGGAACAAGTGGTAGTAGTGGGACATCGGGTTCAAGTGGAACTAGTGGTTCTTCAGGAACTAGTGGTAGTAGTGGGACTTCGGGTTTAAGCGGAGCTTCAGGCACAAGTGGAACTTCAGGTAGTAGCGGTACGGGAGGTAGTTCAGGTTCAAGTGGTTCGTCAGGAACATCAGGCTCAAGTGGAACTAGTGGTAGTTCAGGAACATCAGGTTCGTCAGGGACATCAGGAAGTTCAGGGAGTAGTGGAACCTCAGGTTCAAGCGGAACTAGTGGTTCTTCAGGGACTTCGGGTTCAAGTGGGACTAGCGGAACAGATGGTAGTTCAGGTACAAGCGGTAGTAGTGGTACATCAGGTTCTTCAGGAACATCGGGTAGTAGTGGTACCTCAGGTTCTTCAGGGACTAGTGGATTAACAGGAGCGTCAGGTACTAGCGGAACTTCAGGTTCTTCAGGAACTAGTGGTAGTAGTGGAATAAGTGGTTCTTCAGGAACTTCAGGTTCAAGTGGAACGAGCGGTTCAAGCGGAACAAGTGGTAGTAGTGGAACAGATGGTTCTTCAGGAACATCGGGTAGTAGTGGGACAAGTGGTTCTTCAGGTTCAAGTGGAACTAGCGGAACATCGGGTAGTAGTGGAACAAGTGGAACAGATGGTAGTAGTGGTACGAGTGGTAGTTCAGGCTCAAGTGGTACAAGTGGCTCGTCAGGGTCTTCAGGAACATCCGGCTCATCAGGAACTTCAGGTTCTAGCGGTAGTTCAGGTTCATCAGGGACTAGCGGTTCAAGCGGTTCATCAGGAAGTTCAGGAACATCCGGTTCAAGTGGGTCTTCAGGGACAAGTGGATTAACAGGAGCGTCAGGTACTAGCGGAACATCAGGTTCAAGTGGAACAAGTGGTTCTTCAGGGACTGGTGGAAGTAGTGGAACAAGTGGTTCATCGGGAACAAGCGGTAGTAGTGGTACATCAGGTTCTTCAGGAAGTAGTGGAACCTCAGGTTCGAGCGGTACGAGTGGCTCTTCAGGTAGTTCAGGTTCGAGCGGTACGAGTGGCTCTTCAGGTAGTTCAGGGACAAGCGGTAGTAGTGGTACATCAGGTTCAAGTGGAACAAGTGGTTCGTCAGGAACTAGCGGAACAGATGGTAGTTCAGGAACTAGTGGTAGTAGCGGAACTTCAGGTTCTTCAGGGACTAGTGGTAGTTCAGGTTCAAGTGGTACTAGCGGTTCATCAGGAACTTCAGGTTCAAGTGGGTCTTCAGGGTCTTCAGGAACCTCCGGCTCATCAGGAACTTCAGGGTCTTCGGGTACATCAGGAAGTAGTGGAAGTTCAGGAACATCCGGTTCTTCAGGTTCATCAGGAAGTTCGGGAACCAGTGGTAGTTCAGGTTCGTCAGGAACATCAGGTTCAAGCGGGTCTTCAGGAACTAGTGGATTAACAGGAGCGTCAGGAACTAGCGGAACTTCAGGTTCTTCAGGAACCAGTGGTAGTAGTGGTATAAGTGGTTCGTCAGGAACATCGGGCTCAAGTGGGACTAGCGGTTCATCAGGGAGTAGCGGTACGAGCGGTTCATCAGGAAGTAGTGGAAGTTCAGGAACAAGTGGAACTAGTGGTTCATCGGGAACAAGCGGTAGTTCAGGCTCAAGTGGTACTAGTGGTTCATCAGGTTCAAGTGGTTCGTCAGGAACTAGTGGTAGTTCAGGCTCAAGTGGAACAAGTGGCAGTTCAGGTTCAAGTGGTTCGTCAGGAAGTTCAGGAACAAGCGGAAGTAGTGGAACTTCAGGAACCTCAGGTTCAAGCGGAACATCAGGTTCATCAGGAAGTAGTGGGACATCAGGCTCAAGTGGAAGTAGTGGTTCAAGTGGAACTAGCGGTTCATCAGGAAGTAGTGGGACATCAGGCTCAAGTGGTTCATCCGGGACATCAGGAACTAGTGGAAGTAGTGGTTCATCCGGAACATCAGGGACAAGTGGGTCGTCGGGAACATCAGGTTCTTCAGGAACTAGCGGTTCATCAGGAAGTAGTGGGACAAGCGGTAGTTCAGGTTCATCAGGAACAAGTGGGTCGTCAGGAACATCAGGCTCTTCAGGTAGTTCAGGGTCTTCAGGGACTAGTGGTAGTTCAGGTTCGTCAGGAACATCAGGTAGTTCAGGTTCGTCAGGAACATCAGGTTCTTCAGGAAGTTCGGGAACTAGTGGTAGTTCAGGTTCTTCAGGAACATCAGGAACAAGTGGGTCGTCAGGAACCAGTGGATTAACAGGAGCGTCAGGCACTAGCGGAACTTCAGGTTCTTCAGGAACCAGTGGTAGTAGTGGTATAAGTGGTTCGTCAGGAACATCGGGCTCAAGTGGAACTAGCGGAACAGGATTTTCTGCGGTAACAAATCCTGCACTAACTAGAGTATTAACATCAGACGGAACACCTAATGGTGCAATTGCCCAATCAGGATTAACTTACAATGGAACACAATTAACTGTTAGTGGTATAACATATACTAAAGGAATTACATCAGTTAGTGGAATAATATTTCCTCAACTTACAATCAATAGTACCTATGTTGTAACGGACGATGACTACATGGTTGATGTTACAGGTGGCACTTTCAATGTTCAACTTCAAACTGCTGTTGGTAGAAAAGGTAGATTGATTGTAATTAAAAATAATGGTGGTGGTGCGGTAACCGTATTACCGTATTCAGGTGAAAATATTGACGATAAAGCATTTGTTATATTAGGTGAAACGAATTCAATTCAATTAGCGAGTAATGGTTCAAACTGGGTTGCAATTTCTTATAATATTTCAACGGTTAACTCATCAACAGGGGTGTTTGAGTTTTCGGGATTAAGTATCGCTTCTCCCACATCGTTCACTGTTGCACCGGTTAAAGGTTGGATTGTTGATGATAACACAAATCCTTTATCTCCGCAACTTTATTATCTTTCATATACAGGTGGGACATATAGTGCGACTTATGTTACGGCTACTACTGAAACTTGGATTTATATAACGAGTGGTGGAACAATTACACAATTGAACATTCCTCCAACGGAAACACAAAGAAGACAAAACATCTTCTTGGGTAAGTTGGGACATGCGAATAAAACAAGTATTATTAATGCGTTCAGTCAACCCGATTTTGTTCAATCACCATTGGCACAACTTCGTGATATGTTCACTCCAATTAACTTAATAAACGGAGGTATAAGTGCTTCACCAAATGGTGCTAATTTAAGTTTCAATACAAGTGCAGAATATTTGTATGGATTAGGTATTAATTTTGCCGTTAACCCATTACAACCAGATGCATTATATGTTTCAGGTACCGCTCCGTGTACTTTCCAATATAGAACACAAACAGGTGGAACCGCAACAAACACAACAACAATTAACCCAACGGTTTATGATGTTAACGGTGTCGTTACGCCACTTTCAGGTACCAAAGCAACTAACCAAAGAATTTATTTGGTTCAAAATGGTGTGTTTAGAGTTCAATACGGACAAACCGAATATTCAACATTGGCTCAAGCGGTTGCGGGTATTGCGACGGAACCATTTGTCGAATTTTCCAATTTCTCAACCAATGGTATTTTAATTGGTATTTTATCCGTAACAAGTAATGCTACTAATTTATCGGATACATCAAGAGCGTTATTTTTCAATGTGTCAAAATTTGGTGAAGGTGCAGGTGCTGCGGGTGGTACACCAACAACAAATTTACAACAAGCATATAATAACTCCGTTCAACCTGAAATTATAACAAATTCAACATTAGGTCCATTATCACTTCAAGATGGTACAAATAATCTAAATAGTGGTGTTATTGAAGGTAGGAATTTTACTGGTGGTACTACTTTTAGTGTAAATGCTTCAGGTAGAACAACAACAACCTCATTATCAATAACAGGTATTACAAGTGGAACTAGCTTAACACGATTTGTTGTTGTTGATAATAGTGGAAATACTTTTTATCAAACAGCTGGTGCTAGTGGTTCGTCAGGTACTAGTGGAACTTCAGGTTCTTCAGGAACATCCGGCTCATCAGGAAGTAGTGGGACATCAGGCTCAAGTGGTTCGTCAGGAACTTCAGGTTCAAGTGGAACTAGCGGTTCATCAGGAAGTAGTGGAAGTAGCGGTTCATCAGGAAGTAGTGGAAGTTCAGGAACAAGTGGAACTAGTGGTTCATCGGGAACAAGCGGTAGTTCAGGAACTAGTGGTTCATCGGGTTCATCCGGAACTAGTGGCAGTTCAGGCTCAAGTGGAACAAGTGGTAGTTCAGGTTCAAGTGGTTCGTCAGGAAGTAGTGGGACATCAGGCTCAAGTGGTTCTTCAGGTTCATCAGGAACTAGTGGAAGTAGTGGTTCATCCGGAACATCAGGTTCATCCGGAACATCAGGTTCTTCGGGTACATCAGGAAGTAGTGGAAGTTCAGGAACATCAGGTTCAAGCGGAACAAGTGGTTCTTCAGGAAGTTCGGGGACTAGTGGTAGTTCAGGCTCTTCAGGAACAAGTGGCTCATCGGGAACTAGTGGTAGTTCAGGTTCATCAGGAACAGCAGGAACAAGTGGTTCATCAGGAACATCGGGAACAAACGGAAGTAGTGGTTCATCAGGAACATCAGGTTCTTCGGGCTCATCCGGAACAAGCGGAAGTAGTGGAAGTTCAGGTTCTTCGGGCTCATCCGGAACAAGCGGAAGTAGTGGAACTTCAGGAACATCAGGTTCAAGTGGGACAAGCGGTTCATCAGGAACATCAGGTTCTTCAGGTTCTTCAGGTTCAAGTGGGACAAGCGGAACATCTCCTACAGGTTTAGTTGCGTCTAACTATGTTGCAAAAGGAGTCAAAGGAGGTTCTTCTCAAACTATAACAAATGGGTCTGACCAAGTCGTAACATTTGTTGATGAGTTTGACCCAAATAATTGGATAACTTCAAATAAATTTCAACCAACAATAGCAGGTTATTATGACATTCAAGTCGCGGTATGGTGGGATGCTGGCTCAGTCACTAATAATCAATGTAACATTCAGATTAGGAAAAATGGTACTACGCAAGTTGCCATTCAGCAAACTCAAATTTTAACAGGTTCTGGATATGGTATGGAAATTGATATTATTGTGTATTTTAATGGTACAACAGATTATATTGAAGTAACCGCATTTACTGGTAATCCAACATCTCAAAATATAAATGGGTCGAGTTCGGGTACTTGGATTACCGCAGCATTAATTGTTGGAGGAGGAACCTCAGGAACGAGTGGTTCTTCAGGAACAAGCGGTAGTTCAGGTTCATCAGGAACCTCCGGCTCTTCAGGTTCAAGTGGAACTAGTGGTTCTTCAGGTTCATCAGGAACCTCCGGTTCTTCGGGAAGTTCAGGAACTAGTGGTTCATCAGGAAGTTCAGGAACAAGTGGTTCATCAGGTAGTTCAGGGACATCAGGTTCATCTGGAACCTCAGGTTCTTCGGGAACTAGTGGGATAAATGGTTCTTCGGGAACTAGTGGTTCTTCAGGTTCATCAGGAAGTTCAGGAACAAGTGGTTCTTCGGGTTCAAGTGGAACAAGTGGTAGTTCAGGTTCTTCGGGTTCTTCAGGAACATCAGGAACAAGCGGTAGTAGTGGGACATCAGGAAGTTCAGGAACAAGTGGTTCTTCGGGTTCATCCGGGACTAGCGGAAGTAGTGGGTCATCAGGAACATCAGGTTCTTCGGGAACTAGTGGCACTTCAGGAAGTTCAGGTTCAAGTGGAACGAGTGGAAGTAGTGGCTCATCAGGAACATCAGGGTCTTCGGGCACTTCAGGTTCAAGCGGAACAAGTGGCTCATCGGGTACTAGCGGTTCTTCAGGTTCAAGTGGTAGTAGTGGGACTTCAGGTTCTTCGGGAAGTTCAGGAACTAGTGGTTCATCAGGTTCTTCAGGAACATCCGGTTCTTCGGGTTCAAGTGGAACGAGCGGTAGTTCGGGTTCTTCAGGAACTAGTGGAAGTAGTGGTTCATCTGGGACATCAGGAACTAGTGGAAGTAGCGGTTCATCAGGAACTAGCGGCTCTTCAGGAAGTTCAGGAACATCTGGTTCAAGTGGCTCATCTGGAACAAGTGGTAGTTCAGGTTCATCAGGAAGTTCAGGAACATCAGGTTCAAGTGGTAGTAGTGGAACAAGCGGTAGTTCAGGCTCTTCGGGAACATCAGGTTCTTCAGGTACTAGCGGAACAAGCGGTTCATCCGGAACATCGGGTTCTTCGGGTTCAAGTGGAACGAGCGGTAGTTCGGGTTCTTCAGGAACTTCAGGTTCGAGCGGAACAAGTGGTAGTAGTGGAACATCAGGTTCAAGTGGTTCTTCGGGAACTTCAGGTTCAAGTGGTACGAGCGGTTCATCAGGAAGTTCGGGAACTAGTGGAAGTAGCGGCTCATCAGGAACATCAGGTTCAAGTGGAAGTAGTGGTTCATCAGGTAGTTCAGGGACAAGTGGTTCTTCGGGTTCAAGCGGAAGTAGCGGAACATCAGGAAGTTCGGGTACAAGTGGAATAAGTGGTTCATCAGGAACAAGCGGAAGTAGTGGTAGTAGTGGAACTAGTGGCTCTTCAGGAAGTAGTGGGACATCAGGTTCTTCGGGTTCATCCGGGACTAGCGGAAGTAGTGGAACAAGTGGTTCTTCAGGTTCATCAGGAAGTTCAGGAACTAGTGGTAGTTCAGGTTCTTCAGGAACAAGCGGGTCATCAGGAACATCAGGCTCTTCAGGTTCATCCGGTTCTTCGGGTTCAAGTGGTAGTAGCGGAATATCCGGTTCTTCAGGAACTTCAGGTTCAAGTGGGACCAGCGGTTCTTCAGGAACTAGTGGATTAACAGGAGCGTCAGGTACTAGCGGAACATCAGGAAGTTCGGGTACAAGTGGAATAAGTGGCTCATCGGGAACTAGTGGTAGTTCAGGTTCATCAGGAACATCAGGTTCAAGTGGTTCGTCAGGAAGTTCAGGGACAAGCGGTTCATCGGGAACTAGTGGAAGTAGTGGTTCATCAGGAACA